TTGCGAAAGCACTATCGATGTAAAAGGTTACACGAGGTAACACCATTAGGTATAAAGAAACCTAGTATTTATGCGGGTTTGCGGGGTTTGATACCGAGTTCAAATCTCCCTTCCGCTACTATTTTTTTAAAATTGAAAACCTTGTGAAGCCTTGATTTTACTGGAAGAAAGGAGATTTTGAATGGTGTCTTTTCTGAAAGTAAAAATTAAAGGTAACACCAAAGGTAACACGAACAAACGTACGAACGCTTAAGGCGTTCTTTTTTTATTGCAATTTTGGCGGTGATACGGCGGGAAACAGGCGTTATTTAGACGGTATTCTGGCGGTTTTACCGTCTTTTTTTATGCCACAATATAAGCAAAGGGAGGGATGATAATGTTTTCTGACGATGTTCTTGAGAAAATTTTTGCCAGAAAAGAATTGCAATCATTAGATTTGTCAACGCAGTCATCTATTATTCACGCAATCGAGGATGTTTTGGAGGAGGTTGAAGAAAATGAACATGAACGGAGTTTATCCGGCACCGGGATATAGTCAGCAAATTCCTTATCAGGCATCATATGTGTATAATCCATATGGTAATCAGCAAAGAATTGAACAGCCGCAAAATTATTTTCAACCGGCGCAAACACAGCAAATTCAGCAGCCACAAATGACTCCTATTGGAATAAATGGGAAAATTGTTCCTTCTGTTGAAAATATTACTGCAAACGATGTGCCGATGGATGGAAGTGTGGCGTTTTTTCCAAAGCAGGATATGTCGGAAATATACGCCAAAAGCTGGAACGCAGATGGTACAATCCGCACAATCGTTTTTAAGCCGGTTTTAAATGATATGACCAACAATTTATCGCATGAACCAGAAAAAATGAAATTTGACCTATCAGACGAGTGCACAGGGGCATTTATGGGAAAGTTTGATGAACTGTTTGGAAAAATTGAACAGTTAGAGGAACGTATTGGTAAAATTCCGGTTCCACAGAAAAAAACTTCTCAAATTAAAAAGGAGAGTGAATCCGAATGAATCCGATGCAAATGATTTTGAATCAAATGATAAATTCCCCACAGGTACAGAATAATCCAATGGCTAAAAATGCCATGCAAATGTATCAAAACGGAGACAGCAATGGCTTAAAATCAATGGCAGAAAACCTTTGTAAAGAAAGAGGAATTACAGTAGATGAAGCAAAGCAAAAGGTTATGAGTATGTTTAATCATTAGTACATTTTGGGTTGCGCGCACAATAACCGGTTATCCCATTTGTAAATAAATCAGATGGAGGTAAACAAAATGTTTAATGGAAACGCATCTCCTAGTCTTGCTGATATTGCAGCAGTGACAGGAAACGGGAGAAACAATGATGGTATGTGGGGCGGCGATGGCTGGTGGGCTATCATTATCTTCGCTATGATCTTTGGCTGGGGCGGCTTTGGCGGCAATGGCTGGGGAGGAAACGGAGGTATGGGAGCAACAGCATCTGCATACACCGACTCTGCAATTCAGCGTGGATTTGACACGCAGGCTATCATCGGAAAGTTAGATGGCATCACAAATGGTCTCTGTGATGGATTTTACGCACAGAATACCGCCGTTATGAACGGTTTCCATGGTGTAGACAATGCAATCTGCAACCTTGGATATCAGACGCAGCAGGGATTTAATACCACAAACGTGACACTTATGCAGGCACAGAATGCTTTGCAGTCACAGCTGGCTAATTGCTGCTGTGAGACCAGAGAAGCTATCCAGGGTGTGAACTACAATATGGCGCAGAACACCTGTGCACTGCAGAACACCATGAACAGCAACACCAGAGACATTATCGACAGCCAGCAGGCAGGAACAAGGGCAATCCTTGATTACCTGTGTCAGGAAAAGATTTCTTCCTTACAGGCAGAAAATAATGACTTAAGAAGAGCCGCATCACAGGATCGCCAGTCTGCATTGCTCACTACTGCAATGTCAGCGCAGACACAGCAGATCATCAACGCTGTAAATCCGGCTGCAATCCCGGCATATGTTGTTCCAAATCCTAACGCTTATGCGTATGGTTGTGGATGTAACACAGGATGTAGCTGCTAAAAGTAGCTGCTACACAAAATTGAATAATTGAGTATCTTAATTGAGTTTAACTCGATTATGTCTGCTGTGCAGTATTGCTTATAAACACAAAGGGCAGACTATAATGTTTGCCCTTATTTTTTGAAAGAGAGGTAAATAATTATGGCAGAATTTACAGGGATTGCAATTCAAACTGTCGCGCAGGGAGAAGATGTGGCATTTACAGAAACTCCGGTATGCGCAACAAAATGCATTGTTCATAGACAGGGAAGTGGCATTGTTAAATTAAGAGGACTTACAAATCAGTGCCGGGCAAGATTTTTGGTATCTTATTCTGGAAACATTCAAATTCCTACAGGTGGCACAGTTGAAGCTATTTCACTGGCTATTGCAATTGATGGAGAACCGTTGCAGTCAACTCGAATGATTGTTACACCGGCGGCAGTTGAAAACTTCTTTAACGTTTCGGCGCAGGCATATGTGGACGTTCCTCGCGGTTGCTGTGTTACGGTAGCGGTACAGAATACGTCTGCGCAGGCAATCGAAGTTCAGAACAGCAATTTAATTGCAGTCCGGGAAGCGTAAGGAGGGCGGTTTTATGGATATTAAGAGAATGCACGAAATGATCGAAAAACTGTCTGAAAGCGCAGAGTGTGAGTTTGCAAAAGGTATCGAATGTGTAGATACAGAAGAGATGGGAAAAGTCACGGACATGCTTAAAGACCTTGCGGAAGCCATGTATTACCGGACGCTTACAAAATCAATGGACGAATCAGACCCAGAGCAGGTTCTTGATATGTTTGAGCGTTACGGAGACGGCAGACGGTATTATGACCGTTACCGGTATGCAGACGGCAGATTCGCGCCAAAGGGAAGAGGTACGCGCCGCGGATATGAAGAACCTCCGTACTGGCACATGACACCGGAAATGTACCGGGAAATGGAACACGACCGTGATATGGATCGTCACTCTGGCAAAATGTATTACACAGAGCCTACAATTGCGGCAGATGGCGGTATGCGTGACCGCAGAGAGGGTAAAAGCGGAATGAGCCGCAGAAGCTACATGGAAAGCAAAGAGCTTCACAAAGGCAATACGCCGGAGGACAAGGACGCAAAGATGCATGACCTTGAAAAATACATGAAAGAGCTTTCGGAGGATATGGCGGAACTTATCTCCGACATGACGCCGGAAGAGCGCACAATGACAAAAAGCAAGCTGTCAACGCTTGTTTCCAAAATGTAATGGCAGGGGCAGAAATGCCCCTGTTTGTTTGAACATTGACAACTGAATATCAGCTAGTGATTTGTGGATTTGGAAATTTTTCAAAAAGGTATTGACTTGTTACATGTAACATTATATAATGTAACTCGTAACAAGGAGGTGGTTAAAATCGCACCCAAGAGCAGAGCTGATTATATGAAACAACGTAGAGAAAAGACAAGAAATTTTAGTGTTGAGCTTGACAGGGAGAAGTTTGAAAAGTTAGAAGAAAAACTTTTTGAAAAAGGAATGACTAAAAAAGAGTGGCTTGACAACAAGGTTGATGAAGAAATCAGCAGTTAAACAAAAAGAGCAGTTGCAAATGATTTGACGGTCATGCAACTGCCCTAAAACCGAGATAACTCTCTGTGAAATATTTTATCATAGAGAGTATCTCTTTTCAAGAAAAAATTGAAAGGGAGGAAAAATCTATGAGAGAAATGTATATTGAAGCAATTACCAAAAATCTGAATGTACTTAGCGAACACTTTTTAAGATGTGTCTGGATTTTTACAAGTAACCTTGCATCTGACAAGAAAGGCGGTGCGAGATGAAAGAACAGCTGATTACAGAAATCCAGAGCATACAGGACGAAAAATTTTTGCAGTTTATTTTGAACACAATTATTTCATTCAAGAATAAATGGGGGATTTGCTGATGAATGATATTCAGATGAAACAATTAGAACAGACGTTAACCAGTATGGAAGTTTCGGAAATGGTTGGGAAGAACCACAAAGAATTGATGAGAGATATCAGAAGATATTGTAACCAAATATCAAAAGCAAATGAGGAACTTGAAGGAGAGCGCAAAATTGCGCTGTCCGATTTTTTCAAAGAAAGCACATATAAAAATAGTCAAAACAAAACACAACCTTGCTTTGACATTACAAAGAAAGGATGCGAATTTATCGCCCACAAGCTGACCGGAGTTAAGGGAACGGCTTTCACGGCTCAATACATCAATCGCTTCCACGACATGGAACAGGCTCTGAAAAATACGCAGGCTGAAATTCCGGAGAAAGACCCGTTTGAGCACTGGGAGATTCGATGGAAACATGAAACGGAAACATGGTTTTCAAAGAACAACTGGAAGTTAAGTATAATCCTAGAACGGTTTGGTTGGACTCGAAAATTTTTATACCACAAGATTCTCGTGGAATTATCGGATCTGCACAACTTACGCGCAATCGAAAAGGCATATTACGCCAGTTATGGATATCCACCGGAATACGCTCTTGATCTGCTTGATTTTAATAGAGACCTCAACGATACGGCGACAAGATACATCAATTACCTACTTATTGAAGAATAAAAGGTAAAATAAGCATGAATTTAGAAACCACTAGCTGATATTTGGCTGGTGGTTTCTTTTTTGGAGGTAAAATATGTTTTTAATAAATGGTATTGAATGGAAAATAAAATTTGTTCACGGCGCAAGTAATAAATTGATGCGCTCTGATGGCTCTACAAGCCTTGCTGTGACAGATTGGAACGACAGAGCTATATATGTTTCAGATAAACCGAAAAATGGTTATTTGCGCAAAATACTGGCTCATGAGCTTTGCCATTGTTTTTGCTTTTCCTATAACATTCATATGCCAATCGAGCAGGAAGAGTATCTCGCGGACTGGATAAGCCTGTATGGGGCAGATTTGATTTATTTGCTGGATGATTTGATGACAAACATTGATTGGAGGGCGGCATAGTGGACAAAATAGATGAATTGTTAATGTATGTGCAGAAGACAAACCCTGGAATGACAAGGGAAAAGTTGATAGATGAACTAAACAAAAGCGATTATGCCGCAAAAGCTTTACTTTTTACTTCCGAAAACTTTCGGAAAAATTTCCAATCCCCCCTACCTTAAGAATTGGACAAGGATTTTCGTTTTTTAATTTTTAAAAAATTTTTGAAATTTTCGCCAAAATATTCGGAAAAAATTTGATACCCCCCTAGGTTCAGATTTCGGCACGAAAAACCGTTTTTGAGATTTTGAGAATTTTGTTAAGATTTTTGCAAAATTTTTTTGAAACTTTTTTACAAGTGCAAGTTCAGATTGCACTCATCCATGCTCTGGTTGTACTTGATCTTGCTATGTGCCGTCGTCCGCTTGGAAGCGCTGAAATAATGCAGACGCGGAAACCTCCGCACAAATGCGCAAAATGAGTACAACAAATAAAGCAAATATCTACATGACATTGCAATTATAGGCGCGCACATGCCTATAAGTCATTATATGCACAATACATCCAAAATGTCAACGCGCAATGCATCTGCTTTGCGTCAACAAGTATAAACAAAAAAGCCGCCGGAAGTGATCCGGCTGTAATCCTCTGCGGCGGCTGTATTAAAAGTATGATTTCTCATAGCATACCTGTTTTAAATAATTGATTTTCTGCCAAAGTTCGCCGTTTAAATTCATAGCGTAAAGCATAATATCAGCTGGGACAGTTTCAAGAAGCTTTTCATATCTTTTCAATTCTGGCATAGAATCAAGCCACTTTTCCCATTTTTCACGCTGAACATCTGCGAAATGTTCAATTTTTAAAAGATCGCCACCAGGAACACAGGAAACCGGGTTTACATACCATGTAATTTTCCCACATTCCGCGATATGTGCGATTGTCTTATAAGCGCCGTTTTCCTCTACTGACTTATTACATACAGTAATGCCATTCCCAAGACATCCCAAAAATAACTCAAAATTTTCTTTTTTCATACTTCATTCCTCCATATTTTCAAATTTTCCCGTTTCCGGGTAAAGGCAAGCCGGGGAATCGAACCCCGGAACATTGCACCGCCTGCACTTGCTTAAATGATAACACCCAATCGCATACAATCCATTTTCCGATCACAAAGGGCGCGCCACTTTTCGGGATCCCCTTTGATGTTTTCGGCGGTTCTGGTTTCCGCCCATTCGTCCCGGGCTTTAATATAAGCGGCTTTCGCATCGTCTTTTTGTTTCTGCAATTTCTCCATAAATTCCATAATATCAACCGTCCTTTCTATGCGTTAACTTCTTTTCTCAAAATCTCAATAGCTTCTTTCTCAGCATGTTCCATGTACCACTTCCAAGGCTTTTTATATGCCCTTGCGAGTGCAAAATCTTCTTGATTTTCCAATAAATAATCCCTAACTTTCAAAAATGCTTTTTGGGCTTCTTCTAATTTGTTCATATGCTCAACCATCCTTTCATTGTGCGCCCTGTCTCATCGGTGCAGGTGGGGCAGTTCCTGCAGACGGTGGGAATCTCCACCGTTTCGACTAATTTTCGCAATGTGTTAAAACAGATATAAAAAAGGCTTCAACTTCAAGCATTCTTGGATTGTCAAAATCAACCTCTTTTTTCCAACGCTCTAATTCTGCCTTTATTTCTTTCTTTGTTCCATACTGATTGCAAGGCATAGATAGGTTTTTGATTTCTCTTTCTGTACCAAAGCAATAATCTCCATAGTATTCATCATGAGCTAATACAAAGCCGCTTTTATTTGCTAATATCTTCATTTTTAACACCTTTCATTTTATATTTTTGCTTGTCTCATCGGCTGGCAATTCCATATATAAATTTTTGTATTCCTCACATTCTTTTGCATAAGGGCAAGCCGCACAATCTTTTTCGTATTTTTCACATTCCTTTGTAAGCAGGTTTTCCAGTTCTACAAATCTTTCTTTCATGTTCATTTCCTCGCTTTCCTGTGCTTCATTTGATAGTTGTATTATAGTATATGCAAGGCACAAAAACAATAGGAATAATGCACGAAATACAAGGCACAAAAACAGCGCTATATTGTGGAAAACATACAAGGCACAAAAAACTATAACAGGGGAACGAGTCCATATTGACATACAAGGCACAAAAGACTATAATATACAAAAAGAATATAGGAAGGTGGTAAGTTAAATGGAACATAAAACAAGCGAAGCAAAAAGGCGTGCAATATATAAGTACGACGATAAGTTTGAGCGTGTCAACTGCCGCTTTGCAGTTGGAACAAAGGAAAGAATACAAAAAGCCGGATATAAAAGTGTGAACGATTTTATAAAACTTGCCGTCATGGAAAAACTAGAACATGATGAAAAAATTTTAAAATAAGGCACAAAAAAACTGTTGACATATAAGGCACAAAATGATATTATAATATTGTCGAAAGGCAATAAGGCGAAAGCCAGAAAGGGGAATCATGGACGAAGATATGAGCGTATTTAAAAGTTACTTAAGAAGACTTTTGCAGGATCTGAAAGACCTTAAGGAAGTATTGAAGGCTAAGGATTATGAGAAAGCTGAAAAAATGGTTGACCGCCTCATAGACGACACCCAAAAGGGCATAGAGGACAATTAAGCACCAAGCAACAAAGGGCGGCGCAAAAGCCGCCCAGTAACCAATAAACAAGATAAAAAAAGGAGAATGAATTATGAAAAACACATGTGTAAACGAGTACGGAAAAGAAATCAATTATGCAGTAGCTGAGAACTTAATGGATGACGATTTGCGCGAGGAGATCCACCGAGAGTTGGCGCCGTGCTCGGAGCAGGAGTTTTTTGATGAGTACGCGAAGCGGCACGAGGAGAAGTTCGGCGAGGTTTGGGAGTTGGCAAAAGAAAACCCGCAGTATTAAAACATAAAGCAATTATTAACAGGCAGGCGTTAGGTCTGCCTGTATTTGCTTGCAAAGGAGATTTTATGATTAAAAAATGCGTGATATGCGGGAAAGAATTTAAGTGCTCCCCAAGCGACAAAAAGGTTACGTGCTCTTCGGACTGCAGATCAATAAGGGCAAGCCGGACGCACAAAGGCAAGCGGAACAAGTGGAGCGAGGCGTCAAAAGAAAAGTTAAGGGGAAAATGGCTGACTAACAACCTACAAAAAGGCACGCCGGCAGCCCAAAAAAGCCCTAAGAGCGGTCGGTATGAAACAAACGTAAATGCCAAAAACTGGCACCTTATATCCCCAGACGGTAAACATTATTGTTTTAGATCATTAAATTTTTGGCTACGGGAAAACTGCGAGGAGCTATTTGATTGTGCCCCGGATAGCGCGCAATTTCGCAACATAACGTCAGGATTAAGCAGAGTAAAAAGGTGCGTCATGGGGCAACTTCCGCCGGATCAGCGACCAGGGTACACATACAAGGGTTGGACGGTTGTCCCGACAGGAGACGACATCACAGATTTAGCGCCATACAGACAAAAGCAAAGTAAATGATCTGGTGATAAAGGGAGATATTTTTGTCTCTCTTTTTTGATGTATTTTAACGTTTATGCTTTAAAGTGGTAAATTTTGTATACAGAATGGATACAAAATGGAAACGCAGATAAGATTAGTATATTCTCTCCAATACATTGTATTTTTTTATCAAGGAGTAAATAATATATAATATATATCAACAGTACAAAAATCATAAACTATATACTTTAACGCGCGCGAATATAATCTATATATGCGATATACCCAGTAGTTTAAATTTATACTTGACAAAGGCTATACACAAATGATATTGTTATCGTAAATTAAAAAGCATCCGGGCAACAGAGAGCGCACAGGACCCGGAGGATGGAAACGGAAGTCATGCAGCCGGTACAGTTAAGATCTTGACGATCTTGATTGTATCGGTTTATTTTTATGGTCCAGAAAGGAGGTATATATATGTCAGATGCACAGAGAGCAGAAAGAGTAGATATAGACGAGATATACAAAGATGACATTGATAAATATATACACATCTGGATGGATGAAAGAAATATAACTGATATGTGCAAGGTATCACAGAACAGATGGTATAACTGCTGCCAGTATGTATATGACAATGTTTTTAAGATCAACCCTGTATACCTTAAAGATGACAACCATATTAGCAATCAATATGATATTGACAAGGTCAATAAAGTCTTAGATATATATATAAGACTTTGCAATGATTACGAGAAAGTAATAAATATAGTTGGGTTTACTTTTTTTACTGGCATACATAGAGATACACTTAACGGATGGGTAAATGGCGAAAGGCTAGGCTCCACGGCTTCCGACATTTGCAAAAAGATTGACCAAATGAGGGAAGAAAGTCTTGTAGGCTTGCAGATCTCCGGAAAAAACAATCCCATGTGCTACATGCCGTCGCTCAACAAGTACTGCGGCTTTAATATGCCTGGCGTGAGAGACCAGGGAGCCAGAGCCAGAGCATTGACAGCTTCGGAGCTCCCCAAACTGGGAAGCGGGAATTGTGCAGGATTGCCAAACAACTCCGACAATTCGGATTGAAAACAGCGGGAAAAACGCAATAGACAATTCAAACAATTTAAAACCCAGTATTTAAAGGATTTGGAAGACATTGGAACGTAAACACATTACGAAAAACATGAGTTTAACGAATAGTTATAGAATTGCACGAACAATTAGAACAATTTAAAACAAAGGCAAACGCCGGAAGAAGCAGCCAGCAGACAGGGGAGGGGGTTGCAAAAGCCCAGAAGGAGCTGCCTACTAAGTCCCTCAAATATCCCCAAAAATAAAAAGGACTGTCTATCATGGAGGGACTATATGAGACCACTTAAAATCACGGCACCAATAGAATCGGATTCTGAAATTAGTTTCCGGGATATGGTCAATAGGAAAATAGAACGCTTGACCGAAGTACATTCGGAATTTGTAGACATAAAGTATTGGGGTATACAGAATCGGATATAGCACATGGTATAGTGCGATAATACTTTATCGATAATCACATCAAAGACAATCAAATCAAATTCACATCAGATAAATTTCAAAAATTACACTCGATAATATAATTCAAAAAGATTCCAAAAGGAAGCAAATAAAATGTTAGAAATGTGTTTTAATTGCGATTATTGTGAAGAGCAGAATGGAGATTACTTTTGCACAAACAGTGAGAGCGAATATGTCGGAGATTATGTAGAAAAAGAGTTTTCTTGTCCGGATTGGGATGGGTCGGAGGAAGATGAATGAGGGTTGTGTCATAGAAAAAAGATGCTTCATATGATTTTGACCGGACCGAATTTAGAACAAGCTATGAATGCATAAGCGCTACTTTTGATGGAAGAACTTTTGTTATTGGGAAATATGCTACACCAGAACGAGCAGCAGAAGTATTTATGGACATGCATAAAGCATATGCGCCTGTACAGGTAGTTTGCACAAATATGGACGAGAAATAAGTTTCTGCATTAGTTGCAGCATCACAAAATACACCGATTAGATGCGTCAAGATGGATGATCCAAGGATGGCAATAACAGTATTTGATAACCTTGTTTACTATATGCCGGAGAAATAGATTGCTTGCATTGCTCGTTTGCCAAATGGTAAGGCACTGGGTTTTGATCACAGCATTTATCGGTTCGAGTCCGGTACGGGAAGTTTTGAAAATGGAGGTAAATCATGTTGATTTTAAAAACAGTCATAACAACATTTGATGCCCTTGCGATTTTGACGTTTTTCTTGCTTGGAAGAGATAGCAGCAACGAAAAGGGCGCTGTGGCAGTCTGGGGATCACTTATTACATTGTTTCTTGTCAATATATTTGCAATGTGGAGATGATGATATGGTTTTGTATGACCCGATATTTGGTATTCGCTTCCTGCCGGAAATTTTAACTACGGTCGGAAGAATACATATAAGCAGAAAAAAACATACGGGAGAAACCGACGTTCTGGATCTTGACAGTGACGCTGAGCACCAGTCTGAGAAGTCGGAGCATCCAGTATAGCTTAAGTCCACTGGCATTCGGTTTTTGCAAGAAAAAACTCGGCGTAAGCAATTATTCGGTGTTAGTGGACGTCGGCAAAATAAAAAGATCAAAAATACTATCATAAACGGCGCGCTATGCGCGCTGTGACGGAACGTAGCGCAGATGGTAGAGCACTCGGCTTATATCCGAGCGGTCGCAGGTTCAAGTCCTGCCGTTCCGATTGAGAGATAAGTGTAAAGCTTATCTCGGAATACGAAAAGTTCGTATTTCTCCTTTCGCCACTAGGACGTTTCTGTTAAGGACGGTGCGAGACCGTCCGGTGGCGTTTGCCGCGAAGTACGGCAAGGCGGAAGACCGCTTGGTGTTGGATGATGGTTGTCCCGTAATTTGCTGACGAGCAATCCATATAGCAGTCAGACTTGATAGTTCGGGTGCCTATCCCACGGTGCCTGAGCTGTCAAAGATATAATTCCCCCATATAGTTAGGCAGTGGCAGAATGGGTATTGCAGGTAAAGAAACCTATCGGTAAGAGTGTTGCCAAGTGGCAGACGGGCGATCATCCGTAGTCAGCAACCACACCTTTTCTGAAACCAATAATGCAAGGTTCGAATCCTTGCCTGTCTAAGCGGTCAAATTATGCTGTTTGCTTGCAGGCGCTCTATGGTTTGGCTGTAATCGGCATTTTGTATGCCTAGTGCAACGCATGGCACGAAAAACATTATTGCTAACCGTCTGATGGCGGTTTCGGAACGTAGCTTAATTGGTAAAAGTGGCGTGTACACGGAAAACAACAACGAGAGCCGGATTGAAGGTTCAAATCCTTCCGTTCTGATGGTGCCGAGCTGATCTGATACTGTATGCGTAGCGCGGTCGCGTACAGAGATATGGAGTGAGGTGTCCGAGCATTTTGGGGAAGCGGCAACGATTGGCGGTGTTGCGGCTGACTGTAAATCAGTTCCCAAGTGGTAAACACTGGAGGTTCAATTCCTCTCTTCCACATGTGGTTGGATAGCTACCAACTAGCAGGTAACTGGCGGATGCCCTGCGAAGATAAAAAAAAGCCATGCTCGACTTCACTGGCAGAGCATGGAAACGCACATGGAAAGGTATATCGCAAGGAAGCAATTACGGTGAGGTGCACCAATAATCCGTGAGGTCGGTTCGATTCCGGCACTTTCCATTTGAAATAATCGGAGTAAGCAAGGTAGCAGAATGGTGGTTCAAATCCACCTGCGGACATAACTCCAGCAAGAAAGGTTCCAGCCGCTTCTTTCCTAATGTTCTTGGCGATACAAGAAAATTCGGCAGTGTTCCCATAATGGTATTGGAACGGCTTGCTAAGCCGCCGGGCGTTTATTCGCCTTGTAGGTTCGAGTCCTACACACTGCGCTAACTTACGACAGGGGTGAACCTTGCCGTAAGCGGTAGAAAGTCCGTGTGAAATTGTACAAAGTGGTGGCAAAAGCAATTTCGGATATAGCAGTTCCACCATACTGCTATATTTGCCGTATGTCCGGGTGGTGAGGGGGCGGTCTTGAAAACCGTTGGCTGTAAAAGGCTTGCAGGTTCAAATCCTGTGTACGGCGTTTGCTCAAAAAAATCAGGCGTTGATGTGTGGGGGAATAGGTAAACGCTATTGCCGTAAGATAATTCGTTGAAACCGGCAACCTAGATAACGAGAAGTGCACTAATCATGCATGGTGCAAATCCATGCCACATCAATTCCTTATCTTCACTTAGTCTGGCACTACTGCAATAGTTCAGGTCGATGGAAGATGTATGGATGGTAAGCGGTATCATTGGTAACATAAAACCCTTCCGTGAATAGAAATTGCAGATTTGAAAGCGGTTGGCATGGTTTGGTATGACAAGGTTCGATTCCTTGTGCCGCTATTCGATGGTTGGTATTTTTTTACGCAAAAATGAGGTGTTAGTATGCATATTGTCTTTCAAATACTTGATTTAATATTACTTACTGCAAAACTTGTATTGATGATTTACTCCGGGTGGAAATTTTTAAGCGGAGATATAAAAAACAACGCAACATTATGGTATGGAATTTTGTTCGTAGCAACGTTAGTGTGAGGTGTGAGTATGATTACAAACTGTGTAAATTGCGGTGCGCCGATCGAAAGCAACAAGAAAGCGTGCCCTTATTGCAAAACTCCATATGGTTTCCGTACGAAGATAGAAATGGAACCATATATTGATTCAAACGGAAGGATTTGCAGACATGAACCGGAAATGATAGAAGTAACAACTTTGGAAGATTGTGAACCTAGGTTTATGAGGAAGTAATTGAAATGTGTAAATTTTGCAAGAATTACGATAATAACAGAATATTCGGCGCTAATATTCCTATTCAGAAGTGTGCAAATGAAACGAATTTGACAAATGCACAAATTATGATGAATACAGGGGACAAAGTTCCCGGAATTGTGATTTATTCAAACTACTGTATGGCGAAAGGATACTTTGATATTGCATTTTGCCCGATGTGCGGCAGAAAGTTGGTAGAAGAATGAAACATAAAAAAGAATGGTGCACTTGCGACAGGTGTGGTGCAGAAATTGAAAAAGGAATATTGTGCGGAAATTCGATTACAAAGAATGGTATTTTAAATGTCACATACGACTTGTGCGATAAATGTATGGAAGATTTTAAGGAGTTTATGAAAAATGATTGTAAATATCAATAACAGCACATACGAGATGAACAGCAAACAGTATAAAGCAGTTCTTGATACGGCGAGCAACGCTGTTACCTGTGGAATATACGCTGTGGAAAAGAACAAGGTAGCAATCATGCTTCGAGAGGAATATAAAAGCAAGGAAGAGCTGAAACAGGCAGTTGGTAATTATACAGAGAAAGGGTTCAAGGTGCATTGGAAATGAAAAAAACACGTTCAAAAATCATAATCAAAACTAGAAAAGGCGGTTACACAAAGATTTATGCCAACGGGAAATGGCAGAAAAAGGTATACAACATAGACTTCCATGCGGACAGCGTTGGATATGTTGGAAATGGCATAAATACTGTATGTGTGTTTGATAGATACAAGACGGACAAGAATGGAGTCACAATTTATAACGGAGAAAACAAGGAATTTGAGGCAGAACACTGTACAGCAAGAATTTAAAAATTATTACCGGCTAACAAACGGAGTTAGTCGCTAACCAACAAAAATTATTGGCAGAGGTCTTAAGGCACTTCTGCTTTTTTGCGGAGGTGCTTTTCTTTTGGCAAGTTCAAGCCTAATTTCCACAGTAAATGGATATAAAAATTACATACAGGTGCATGGCGTTGATGAACAGGTTATGGATGCCATGGCAGAAGCGGCAAGGGTAGCCATTCTGACAGAAAATGATGTTGAGTATGGATTAAAGGTTTCTGCCAGAGCGAAAGAACTGACGGAGCAGTTTATTTTTCAATCTACAGGTGGCACACCATGGGATTTAGAAAAATATTCATTCCAAAACAAGGTATCTTATGAAATTCTGGACAAATATTACGGAATTTTGCTTTTGGAAGCGCAAAACAAAGTTGTGGATAGTGCTTTCCAGTATTTGGAAAAGAAAAGAGAGCCTAAAGAACGGTTTTATATGCCAAGAAGAAAGCAATTTCTCAAAATAGGGCTTACACAGGCTTTACAAGGCATGATTGATGATAGATATGACATTCTGTGCGTATCCCTTGTTCCGGGAGCAGGCAAAACAACGGTTGAAAAAATGTTTCACGCACTTGTTGCCGGATGGTTTCCGAGAGATTTCAGCCTTTTTTATTCGCACAGCGGAGATATTACCAGAATGTACTATGACGGTGTGTACGATATCGTTACAAATACGGAAGAATATACATGGAATGAAATTTTTCCAGATCTTTCCGTGACGAGCACAAACGCAAAGATGGAGCAATTTAATGTCGGGAAGTACAAATCGTTTCCATCCGTACAATGTACGTCTGTTGGTAGTAAGAATGCAGGTAAAGTAAGGGCTTCTAAGTTTTTACTGGTTGACGATATGATCGGCGGCATTGAAGAAGCAATGAATCCTATTACTCTTGATAAATTGTGGGATAAATATGCCGTAGATGCCCGCCAGAGAAAGATACAGGACACGGACGGTAAGAACTGCAAGGAAATACATATTGCCACAAGATGGAGCGTACACGACGTCATAGGGCGCATCCAGAATATGTACGAGGGCAATCCGAGAGTAAAGGTTATTGCGGTACCGGATGTAGACCCAGTTACAGGAGAAAGCAACTTTGAATATGAGTTCTCCGGTTTTACAAAAGAGTTTTTTGAAGACCAACAATTATTGATGGACGACATATCATATCGCTGTCTCTACAAACAGGAGCCGATTGAGCGAGAGGGATTGCTGTTTCCGGAAGATAAAATACGCCGGTATCTTAATTTGCCACATGGAGAGCCAGAGATTGTAACCGGTCAGTGCGATACAAAGGGAAAAGGAACGGATTACTTTGTTTTGCCGGTATTGCAAAAATATGGAGAAGACTATTACTGCGTTGATTGTGTTTGCGATAACACGGCAGATTATGAGATGCAGTATGAAAATGCGGCAAACGTTCTGGCAAACAACAAAGTGCAGGAATGTGAATTTGAGAGAAATGCCGGCGGAGACCGTGTCGCAATGGAAGTAAACAAGCGTGTCGAAAACAAAGGATGGATATGTAATATTACTGACACACCGACGGAGACAAACAAGGAAGCAAGGATTTTCCAGTGCTCTAACTGGATATTGCAGCACGTTATATTCAAAGACCCATCATTATATAAGCCAAATGATCCATATGGAGTAATGATGTCTCTTCTTAAGAGATATTCAGTTTCCGGTAAAAAGCAATTGGATGATGTGCCGGATGTATTTTCAAACTTTGCGCTTAGAGTGACAAATGGAAATAACGTAGCCAAAGTAGAAGCGGCAGTAAATCCGTTTAGGAGGTATTGATATGACAACAAAGGACTATCTAAACCAGATAAGCAGGCTTAACCGGATGATAAATAATAAGCTAATAGAGCTTGCACAACTTAAAGAGCTGGCATGCAGCATATCGTCAATTACAAATGAAGAAAGAGTAATGACAACCCCAAATTTTGACAGGATAGGCGCGAAGCAGGCAAAGATTGATGAAATGGAAAGGAAGATCGATGCACTGGTTGATGATTATATCATTAAAAGAGATCAGATTGTCAGTCAGATAGACAGCATGGAAGATGAGAATGTCTATAATGTGTTGTTTTCAAAGTACATAGAAAAAAAGACATTTGAGGTTATTGCAACCGAAATGAATTACTCTTGGAGACAAACAATAAGGCTTCATGGAATTGCATTAAAAAAATTTGAGCAAAAATATGGAGCAACTTATTTATAAAATGTCATAGAATGTCATATTGAAAAAATGATATAGTTATAATCGAAGAAAACAACAAAAGTTGAATACTTCACCTCCCCCAATTCAGAAAAGCATCGTAGAGAAATCTCCGGTGCTTTTTCTTTTGCAAAGAAAAGAGGACTTTATGGGATATAAACCAAAAACAATATATTGCCCGCGTTGCGGAAGAAAAGTTGCCACACACGATGGGCGTTCAACAATGAACATTTCTGTGGAATGTAGGAAATGTCACAAAAAAGTGGTATTTTATCCGGAAAATGGGAAGACGGAATTAAAATCTCTTCCGTTTCGTGCAACATCCAGTGGGATGACGTTTAGTTAGGAGCCAATTATGAATAATAAATCTCTCCAAGATCTTGTTAAGGGCTGTTATGGGCGAAAAATTTTATATACTGATGTTGAAACCATCACAGCAGACAATATTGTCAAGGTGGTGGGAGACTGCATCGGTAATTATTATTACAACAAAACCATCATAGAATACCTATGGCGGTATTACAAAGGAGATCAGCCGATTTTATACCGATTAAAGGTACAAAATGCTGATATTACAAACAAAATAGTAGAAAATCATGCGTATGAGATTGTTCAGTTCAAGGTAGGTCAGACATACGGTGAGCCAATTCAGTTCATCAGTCGAAAAGATGATGATGCGATCAATCATGCAGTAGATGAGCTGAATGATTACCTTGTGGATGCGAATAAACAGGAAAAGGACATTAAAGCTGGTGAATGGCAGTCAGCAACCGGAACATCTTTTAAGGCGGTAAGATTTTCAAATGGAGAAATACCATTTCAGATTGTTGCTCCTACTCCGATGAATACGTGTGTTATTTATAATCGGAGCACGGAAGAACCGGTTCTTGCAGTACAAGAACTTAAAGACGAGGATGGAAGATGGTACAAACTGTGCTATACAGACAATTATTCATGCAAAATTCAAAATGGAGTAGCTTCTGAATGGAAATTGCATGCATTTGGAAGCATTCCTATTGTTGAGTTCCCAAACAACCATGAAAGAATATCGGACATTGAACTTGTCATAGGGCTTCTGGATGCCATAAACAACATGCAGTCGAACAGAATGGATGGAATTGAGCAGTTTGTTCAGTACTGGGTAAAATTTGTAAACTGTGAGATTGACACAAAGACATTTGAACAAATGAAAATGAGCCATGCTTTGACGGTAAAGTCCAACAACAAGGACAACAAAGCCGATGTTGAGATTATGACGCAGGAACTTAACCAGAGTCAGTGTCAGGTGGCAAAGGATGATCTGCTTGATAATTTACAAGCAATACTAGCAATACCAAACAGAGAGTCTCAAAACTCTGGAGGAGATACACAGGGTGCCGTATCCTTAAGAGCTGGGTGGGATTTCTCAAAGACTAGGGCAAAACAAAAAGACCCTATTATCAAGTCAGCAGAGAAAAGACTGGCAATAATAATATTAAATATTTTAAGGGTAACTGGAAATGACTTGAAAATATCTCCAAGAGACTTTGATGTTCAAATTAACCATAGCCCATTAGATAACCTTTACACAAAAACACAGGCACTTGCACAAATGCTGCAATCTGGAATAAATCCAAGAATAGCAGTTGCAACTTGTGGATTATGGGGAGATGCCGAAAAGGTATCTTTACAATCACAGCCATATTTTGATGCTTTATATAAAACAATAGATATGGTAAATGAAGAAAAGAAAAATATAAAAAATCAAGAGCCGACAGTTTAGTTTTTGTTTGCTCTTGATTTCACATAATCATTTAAAATGCTTACCATAAGGTTATTAAGAGAACGCATATCTTCTTTTGCAATAAGTTCAAGAGAGGATTTGAGTTCCTTCTCCATAACAATGGTAGTTTTAACCTTATTTTTAGAAATTTGTCCTTGAGACATATTATCACCTCGCTTTTATACATTATAAATTGCTGCAAGATAATTGTCAAGTTGCTTGCAAGTTGCTAGCAACTATGATATAATAAAAACAAAGGAGATGATAATATGACAGATAAAGTAAAAGGAAAAAATTATACTCATGGATTAACAGGGACAAGAGTATATAAAACTTGGGAAAGCATGAAAGCAAGGTGTTATAACAAAAATGATAACAAATATGAAAAGTATGGCGGAAGAGGTATCAAAGTATGCGATGAATGGCTAGGGGAAAATGGTGTAAAGAGTTTTGCTGAATGGGCATATGCCAATGGATTTGACGAAAATAAACACCAAAAAGAACAGAGCATTGACAGAATAAATGTTGATGGCGACTATGAACCAAATAATTGTAGATTTGTAAACGCAAAGGTTCAAGCAAATAATAAAACAAATACAGTTTTTCTTGAATATCAAGGAAAAAGAAAAAGTTTACAAGAATGGTCGGATGAATTAGGAATTGCAGAATCGACTATTCGATGGAGAATAAGCAAAGGGTATTCAGCAGAAAAAGCGTTGACTACCAAAGTTAGAAAAACATTAAATACAGGGAAAAAGTATTTAACATACAAAGGAGATACAAAGACGGTTTCAGAATGGGCAAGATATTTAAAAATTGACCCTAAAATATTATATTCAAGATTAGGACGAGGGTGGACAATAGAAAAAACAATAGAAACACCCGTAGGTGTTGATAAGTGGCACAAAACAAAATAATAATTATTGGAAATAAGACAGCTACCGAGTAATCGGCGGCTGTTTTTATTTTATAAAAATTCGCAAAGTTGTGAGCGTAAAAAACAACAGTGTCATTCGGTGTCGTTGCACCGCAAAAATTCGTAAAGACATATCGGAGGTAATCAATGAAAAGAGAAGAGTTAATTGCAATGGGTATCAGTGAGGAAAATGTTGAGAAAATCATTGCTGATTACGGCAGTGCCGTACAGAGAGAACAGGCAAAAGCAGCAGAGCTTAAGGCAAAGGCAGACAGCGCAGATGAGTTGCAGAAAAAGCTGGATGAAATGGAAGCAGGAAACCTCACGGAACTTGAAAAAGCAAACAAGGCGTTAGAGACAGCAAATCAGCAGATTGCAGATATGCAGAAAAAAAACGCCATCAGAGATCAGCGCGAAGCTTTGATGGAAAAGTTAAAAATCAATGCAGAGCAGGCAAAAACGGTCGTCAAAGATGATGGAAGCCTTGATTATGACGCTCTTGGAAAGATTACATCCGAAAAGGAAACCGCAGCAGCGCAGGCAAAGGAACAGGAGATTGCGAATAATTCTGAAAATCCGGGCGGCGGTACTGCAGGTGGAGAGAATAAAAAAACGGCAGATGTTGAAAATGCCGAAAGTATCAGCTTTGGCGAACCGGCAAAAAATGCAGAAGCCAAAGACCATTATGTTTTATAGGAGGTAAATTATGGGAAAACCAATTGAAAGAGACTTTACACAGAGTAAAGGAATTTTAAAATTTTTTCCTTATGAGGGTGCGGCGTGCATCGTTCCGCAGACAATGGTGTCAAGTGCCGATGCAAACGGAAAGAAGATTGCAAAGGCAGGGACACCGTTCCCAAGCAATGACGAATCTTGCAAAGGATATCTTCTGGAAGATGTTGACGTAACAATGGGAGATGCGCCTGGAACTTATGTATATCAGGGTTCTATTGACAGCGCAAAGGTAACAGCGAACGGAGTGACCGTGGAAGCAACTGCAAAAGCAGCAACACCGCGTGTCACTTTTTTTGATTAAGAAAAGGAGGTATTAGAGAATGGCATTACCATTATCAGAAGCATTTACCGCAAGAAGCCTTGTGGTTATGTGGAATAATTATGAAAAAACGCTTGGTTCTGCGCCTTACTTAGGTAGACAGAAATTTGGAACCAGAAAACAGGACAGCCTTGAGCTTAGATTTATCAAAGGGAAAAACGGTCTACCGGTATCCTTAAAGGCATCCAATTTTGATGCGCAGGCAGAGTTAAGAGATGTCGGTGGATTTTCGGATATTCAGAACGAGATGCCGTTCTACCGTGAATCTTACATGGTAACAGAGCGTGAAGAGCAGGAGTATGCAAATTACCAGTCGGCAGAAAATTCCAACATGGCAAACCAGGTGCTTAGAGAAATCAGCAAAAAACCGATGATGCTTATTGAAGGAGCAAGAGTAGTGCCGGAACGCCAGATTTGGCAGTTATTAGCACCATCTGATGGTATTCCAAGAGTACAGGTAACAATTGGCGGAAAAAGCTACTATGTGGATTATACTTCGGACAATGGAGTGGCGCACAAGAGAGACCATTACAAGGATATCTCCGGAAGCGATACCGATAAATGGTCTGCATCCGAAACAGCAACGCCACTTGACGACCTTATCGAGATTAAACGTGAGTTTGCAAAGAAAACAGGATATTCCCTTGCACGCTTTAGCATGAATACAGAAACATGGGAAATGGTCCTTAAGGCGGAGGACACAAAGAAACAGGTGCTTGGAATTACTGCTTACAATGGCGGTATTCGCTTACAGCAGGGGCAGGTTACAGAGTATCTTAGAGGATACGGCATCGAGATTGAAGTTTACGACAAACTTTACATCGACCCTGCAGACGGTGCTACCAAATATTTTATTCCTACAGGAGTTATTTCAGCGCAGGCATCCGGCGTGTACCTTGGAGATTATGTTTTTGGAAAGACACCGGAAGAGAGAAGCGGAAGTTTAACAGACGGAAACCTTTCTATTGTAGAAACCGGTATTTCGGTATATACATACGCAACAAATCATCCGATCAACACGCATTGCATTGTGTCAATGATCGGATTGCCTACTTTTGAGGGCATGGACAGCGTTGTTGTCATGAAAGTTGCGTAGGAGGTGCGGTATGATTGCTGAATACACGGTAAAACGCAATGGAAGATGGTACAAAGCAGGAGATGAAATCTCGGACATTGTTCCGGGAGAAAAATCTTCCGGCGAGTACACCAAGACAGAGATTAACAGAATGAGCACTGCTGATTTACAGGCACTTGCCGCTGAACATGGGATCGAGGGTGCAGAAGAAATCAGTGGAGCGGAACTGAAACGCATTTTGATCGAGCAGTTCGGATTATAGGTAGGGAAGAATGGACGAATATACAACATTAGAGCAGGTCAAAATCAGACTGAAACAATTTCATATTGAAACCGTTACGGATGAAGATGGTGTTACTTCTGATGTTGTCGTGTTCGACCAGAAAGAAGATAATCCTTACATCGAACAGCTTATCAAGCAGGCAAGAAATGAAGTGGTAAGCAAGCGGAATTACCCGAAAAGCTACACGGATGAAAAAATATCCGAAGACTTGAAACAGTTTGAGGATGTAATCGTCAATTTAGCCGTGTACGACCATTCACAGGCAGGAGAAGCCTATATGGCAAGTTATTCAGAAAACGGCGTAAGCCGTAGCTGGAAAGACAGGGAAAGCTTGTTCGTAGGGGTATTCCCGTTTGTAAAATCTTTGTGACCTATCTGCCATGAGTAGAAAAGGAATCTGTTTTTTGCAAAGCAATTATCAGTTTTTTAGAAGATTGTGCGTTACGTTTTGTCGACGTCGACAAAACGTAGCAGGCGGCACACATTGAGCGGTGGTGGGCGGTGTGCCATAAAAATGAAAGGCGGTATATGATTTGACGATTGAAATATCAACAGCAATCATTATAAGCGTGCTGTCGCTTGGTTTTTCCGTCTTTATGGGCTTGAAGAGCAATAAAAGAACAGACAACACGGAACTTGAAGAGCGCGTGAGGGAGAACACACGCATTAACATGAAGTTGGATGCCATTTCAAACAACACGACCGAGATCAAAAATGAAGTTTCCGAGATGCGAAAAGAAATCAATTCTCATGACAACAGGATCATAAAGGTGGAGGAAAGTGTGAAATCGGCTCATCACAGAATTGACGGAATAGAAACCCGTCTTAATGATGAAAAGGAGGTTTAATCATGGATATTATACAGGCGGTAATTGCTAACATGACAATTATTCTGGCGATTATTGGTGCGCTGGCATTTGTTGTGTCTGTGGTAACACAGGTAATCAAAGGTGTAGGCGTATTTTCTAAGGTTCCGACGGACATCTTGGTATTTGTTCTTTCCATCGGTATCACGGTCGCTGCGTTTGTGGCATACATGCAGTACATACAGACAACAATTTTATGGTATATGATCTTGGCGGCTATTATTGCAGGATTTATTGTTGCGTTTGTCGCAATGTATGGATGGGAAAAGCTTTCTGATCTGTGGAAGCGGTTCGGCAAGGATGTGAAGTGAAATGCTTGAGATCAATAAGCAAAAAATGAGTTATTCGCAGCAAAGCTGCAAGGTGCCGGTATATGTGACGGATGATGATGGTAACATCGAATATTCTTCGTACACGGATTCTGATGGTAATGTAATTTATTACCTTGATGATGACGGGAACAAGATACCGAAGACAACCGGAGAGTATACCACAGGTTATGAAAAGCCTGTGGTTTTTTATTCTTCGATCAGCAATAAGTTGAGCGAAGCACTTATAAAAGAATTTGGCGTAGATAACTCTACAAATTTTGTTCAGATCGTAGAAGACAAAGGAAATCTTCCATTGAGCGTCGGATCTTTGGTATGGAAACGATCAGACGTAAAGTACAAAGATGAAGAGAATACAATCGTTGACGAAAATTCGGCTGATTACATCGTAAAAGGTGTCGCAGACGAGGGATTGACGGTTGATTTGTTCTTGTTACAAAAAAATGTGAAGTAGGTGTGGCATGGGGAAGAAAGTAATCACAATGAGCCTGTCTGAAAAGTCTATTCAGAACGCAATACGAGAGCTTAGAGCCTATAAAAACAGCTTGACATATAAATGTCAGCTATTGGCAGAAAAACTCGCGGAAAAGGGCGTAGAGATTGCCAGAGTGCAAATTGCTGACCTTGACGCAATATTCACATCGGAACTGATTTCAAGTGTTCACGCGGAATATGAAGGAAGCACTAAGGGCGGCGGGATATGGGCGGTAATAGCCGGTACAGACCATGCCGCATTTGTTGAGTTTGGAACCGGAATTGTGGGACAGCAAAGCCCTTATCCGGGGAAACTGCCAGAGGGTGTTTCGTGGCAGTATGCAAGTGGAAAAACTATCCATCAGATTTCAGATGGAAGATATGGATGGTTTTATCAGGACGACAATGGCGATTGGTGGTTTACAGAGGGAATGCCAAGCCGACCATTCATGTATCTGACCGCGAATGAATTGCGTCAGATTGTTACACAGACAGCGAAGGAGGTGTTTAAATAATGAAGTACAGGAAAAAACCGGTAGTAATTGAAGCATTTCAGTATGACGGTGATTTAAAGGATAAAGACGGTAATTGGTACGTGCCGAAATGGGCGTCAGAAGCATTTGAAAAAGGCGTTTTGTTTTACCAGAATCCGATTTCAGAAGACGCGCCGCCATGCGAACTTTACATTAAGACGCTTGAAGGAAACCATCATGTTACTGTTGGAGATTATATTATCCGCGGTGTAAGTGGAGAATTATATCCATGCAAGCCGGATATTTTCAAGAAAACATATGAGGTGGTTAAATAATGGCAGACAACCAGTGGGTATTTGATCTTGAAACAAACATTTTCTCCAATGTTGTAACGATTGCCAAACCAAAACTCCAGAAGAAATACAAAAGCATGAATTTTGAAACTGCATTTACAACGGTTGAAAAGAACCTTGATAAAGACCCTGTTTTCCCGACTATTTACATCCATGAGATGCCGGGGCTTGAACGTGGGGCAGATTTAGAGGGCACATCCGTAAATGCGGTGCAGGAAACAATACAGGTTGACGTCATTACAAACACAAAGCAGAGCGATGCAAAAGGGATTATGGCTATTTTAGCTGATGCCTTTAAGCAGATGCGATTTCAAATCACAGCAATGCCGGAGTTTAAAAACGACAGCGAGAAAAAATTTAGAAGCGTTGCAAGGTTCCGGCGGATAATCGGAGCCAACGACAGATTGATGTAAAAGAGCCGAAAGGCTCTATTTTTTATGCACCGGGTGCATAAAGATGTGCCCGATAACCGCATTATTTAGCGGTAGAAAGAGAGGTAAAAATGGCAGCAGCAGGATTGTCTACGTTAGGAATTACGTTTGGCTATGGCACAGAAGCGACAGCCGGAACAAAGCCTACATCGTTTAAACAACTCACAAGAATTAACTCGATTGGCGGTATTAACATTGAGCCGGAACAGATCGACGCATCCGCTTTAGAGGATGCAATTACCAGATATGTAAAGGGGCGCGCAGATACAGGCGGTTCATTCCCTATCACGGTAAACCTTACAGACGCCACAAAAGAAGAGTGGGAAGCACTTATCACGGCGTACAAAGCGCTTACCGATGGGAAAAGAATGTGGTTTGAAACCATTATTCCAGGATTTGCAGATGCGTTTTTTGTTGTTGCGCAGCCACCGGAGCAGATACCGCAGCCGGAGATTGGTCAGAATGAGCTTTTGACGGTTGAAATGAACCTTACCATTGAGGAATACAAGGGAATGGACACGGCCGTGGCGTTTACACCGGGGGAATAACACGTCAGTCGAATAGTTCGGTTGAATCGGCTGACGATAATCAGACAACCGAATCGGAACTTGAGGAAACAGTGTAAAAGAATAGGGCAGTCTTCGGACTGCCCTTTCCCTATAAAAAGGGAGAAAGGGAAAGAATATGACAAAATTAAAATTTGGAGAGAAAGAATTACAGATTAAGTTTGGATATGAAGCAACCGTGAAAAGCGGAATTATCAAGAAAGTAGCAAAATTAAATCAGATGGAAGATATGGAAGCGGTTGACGAAATCCTTTTATTTCTGCCAGAGTTAATTCTTGTTGGAGCGCAGAAGTTCCATAAAGAAGAGCTTGGCTATAACCCGGACAATGAAGAAGAAAAGGAACAGCAGCTTGGAAAAGTATATGCCATGCTGGATGATTACTTTGACGGAGAAGATGCAGATGTTCAGGAACTTTACAATGCACTTTTAACAGAGTTACTTGAAAACGGTTTTTTATCAAAACTGCTCAAAGCAGAGCAGAAAGAAGCGGAGAAGAAAACTCCGAGGAAAAAGTAGAAGAACAGAGAGAACTTACATGGGGAACATATTGCACGGAAATCCGCCCATTCTGGCTTTTAGTTACAAAGGGGTACGGATTTACTGTGCATGACATAGACACGTCTTGTCCGGCTGATTTAAAGCCATATGCAGACGTTTACAACTTAGAGAAGAAGCAAAAAGACAATGATATGTGGATGTGGTTTGGAACATATGGATTGTCAGCGGTATCGGTGGCAGTAGAACATTGTCTTGCTGGTAAAAAAGCTAAATCAAAGTATGTAGACAAGCCTATCACAGAGCATAGTTTGTTAAACGATTCTGAAATGACAGAAGAGGAAATTCAGAAACAAAGAGAATTATTTGTGGCAAAACTCAAAATTAAGCAATCAAATTATGAGTTGAGCCACCCAAAGAAAGAAGAGGTGCCACATGAAAATTAAAGGTATTGATGTTTCCGGTTACAATGGAAATATTAACTGGTCAAAAGTAGCAGAGAACGGCGTTGAATTTGCCATTTTGAAAGTAATCCGAAAAGATTTGCAGCCGGACAAGTATTTTGAAGCAAACTGGACGGGAGCAACAGAAGCTGGCGTTCCAGTGCAGGGCGTATATAATTACAGCTACGCAACCAACGCAGAAAAAGCGCGGACCGATGCGCAAAGAGTGATCGAAGTTCTTTCCGGAAGAAATGTGATGGTATGGCTGGACGTAGAGGATAAGTGCCAGCAGAATATTGGTGATAAGATTGTCTCTATTATCAATGAATATCAGAAGATCATTGAAGCCGCAGGGTGCAAATTTGGTGTATACACGGGTCTGTCTTTTTACAACAGCTATATCAAGCCATATCTTGAGCATATTGATTGCCCGTTTTGGGTTGCAAGATACCCGTCCAGTACGCCTATGATGATTACGGCGGACGCACCGGAAGACAAGAAGCCTGATATTCTTCATGAACTTTACGGATGGCAGTACAGTTCAAAGGGATTTGTAGCTGGTGTTTCCGGATGCGTCGATCTGAATGAACTGTATGTAGCGGTAGACACGGTAAATGTTATGCCGGAGCCAGAAAATACACTTCATAAGGTTGGAGAGGAAATCACGGTTTCTTCTTACTACAAATCTTCCACGGCTGGTATTGGAGATGCGATCATCAAGTATGCTTCCGGAACGATTACACGAATCAAGGCGGGCACGCACAATCCATATTGCTTTTCAAAGAATGGAGTTGCGGTAGGCTGGTGCAACGATGGAGATATTCGATCAACGGATGCTTCTGTGCAGTCTAAAGATAAAAAGATAACGTATACGGTACGACGCGGAGATACGCTTTCAAAGATCGCAAAAGAAAACAATGTAACGGTTGCAAAATTGCAGAAAGATAACGGGATCAAGAACCCAAACAAAATTTATGTAGGGCAGAAAATTTTGATTCAGTAAAAAATCAAGGACGGTAAGGTGTCACAGCCTACCGTCTTTTTATTATGCGTAGAAAGTTGGTGCGGTCATGGCAGATATTGATGAATTACAGATAAAAATTAAGGCTGATTCTGCAAAAGCGAGTGATTCAATTGATAAACTTGCATCAAGTTTGGATAGTCTTGGGAAAAGTCTATCATTTGATACCAGTAAACTTTCAAACATAGCATCTGGAATTAGAAGCATGTCTGACGCGGCAACAGGGTTTAAGGGTGCAAAATCAAAAGAGATTACATCACTTGCCACCGCATTAAGCAAATTCTCAAATGTAGACACATCATCTTTCTATGGTATATCTGCGGAAATGAAAAATCTTGCTGCAGGAATGAAAGATACGAAAACGATTGATGCCAGCGGTATTTTAAATACGGCGGCAGCTCTGTCTAAAATGGGCGGAACTTTGGCTACTGTAGGAACAAGCAATCTAGTTAAAATTAAGGATGACCTTGCTTACTTTGTCAAAGGAATGAACAGCGTAGGGGCACTTAATTTTGATACAACAGGTTTGACCAATCTGATAGGAAGTATCAGCAAACTTGGTGGTAAGATTTCCACACAGGCAACAGCCAATTTGCCTCAAATATCAGCGCAACTACAGAATTTTGTGCGCCAGATGAATAAAATCGGCGAACTGAAATTTGATATGACAAACATGAGTAGCCTTGTGACGTCCATATCAAGGTTAGGAAGCGTTGCAAGCGGCAGGGCGGTAAACAACATACCTTTGCTTGCAGATAACCTTAAATACCTGTTTGAGACGCTTTCAAAAGCGCCTAACGTAAGCGCAAACATCATCCAGATGACAGAAGCACTTGCCAATTTGGCAAAAACAGGAGCATCATCCGGTAGAGCGGCAACATCTCTCGGAAAAAGTTTGAACATTTTTAGTGGATCTGCGAACAAGGCGAAGAGTAGCAGCTTTAGCCTTGCGGCAGCTTTTGGAAAACTGTATGCATCGTACTGGCTGTTATTCCGTGCTTTCTCAAAGATTAAGGATGCAATCGACATATCATCGGCGCTGACAGAAGTTGAGAACGTTGTTCGTACCACGTTCGGCAATTATGAGAAGCTGATACAGGACTTTTCAAAAACATCCATACAGGATTTTGGCATGTCAGAGTTGACCGCTAAACAGGTGGCAAGCCGATTCCAAGCTATGGGTACAGCCATGGGATTTTCACAAGGAAAGATGGCTGACATGTCGCTACAGCTTACAAAGCTGACTGCAGATATGGCTTCTTTCTACGATATGGAACAGTCTGATGTTGCAAGGAACCTGCAGGCAGTATTTACCGGGGAGACAGAGCCTTTAAGAAAATACGGTCTTGACCTCACACAGGCTACTCTTAAAGAGTGGGCTATGAAACAAGGACTAGATGCCGACATTTCGTCTATGACGCAGGCAGAAAAGACCATGCTCCGGTATCAGTATGTTATGGCTAATACAGCCGCGGCGCAAGGAGACTTTGCGAGAACATCAGACACATGGGCAAACCAGGTAAGAATCCTTAAGCAGTCATTTGAACAGCTTGCGGCTATTATCGGTGGCGCACTGATTAACGCTTTTAAACCGTTTGTGCGAACTCTTAATGCAGTCATGCAGAAAGTTATTGCTTTTGCTACGACAGTAACCAATGCGTTAGGATCAATCTTCGGATGGAAATTTGAGATTTCTGCCGGTGGCTTGGCAGATGATTGGTCTGATGCAGCAGGGAGCGCGGCTGATATAGCAGACAGCACTGGACAGGCGGCGAAGAACGTTGAAAAGATGAATAAGGGCTTAAGAGCCTTTGACGAACTGAATCTGATTACCACTCCGGATAATTCAAGCGGATCTGGTTCTGGTGGTTCCGGCGGTGGTGGTGCATCCGGCGGTGGTGCGTCCGGTGGGCTGGTACAGGTAGATACCATTTTCAAGGACTATGAAAGCCAGATCAGAAGTTTGCGTGAACTTGGATCATATATCAGCGATGCGCTATCAGATGCCATGGAATCCATTGACTGGGATAACATTTATTCCAAGGCTAGAAACTTTGGAAAAGGGCTGGCAGATTTCCTTAATGGACTTATTAAACCGCGTCTTTTTTCTAACATTGGAAAAACTATCGCTGGTGCGCTTAACACTGCATTAGAATTTTTGGATTCGTTTGGGGAAAGATTTGATTGGAAAAATTTTGGAAATTCTATAGCTGCTGGAATAAATAGTTTTTTCAAAACTTTTAAGTTTTCTTTGCTGGCAAAAACATTGAATAAATGGGCAAAAGGTCTACTTGATACAATGATTACCGCCCTAGAAAAGACAAGATGGGATTTAATCGGAAAAAAAATAGGGGAGTTTTTATCTGACATAGACTTTGCGAGCATAGGAGCAAAAGTAGCCAGACTTTTATGGGATGCAATAAATGCTGGGATTAGTATTTGGTCTGGAATGTTTAGCGCCGCGCCTATTGAAACAACAATTCTTTCTGTTATATCAGCAATAAAGATATCTACTAAAGCAATATCTGGTCTTGAATCACTTAAAGCTGCAATAGATTCTATAAAAACCGGGTTAGAAGGCATTGCGGCATTAGCGGTAGCGCATCCAATAGCGCTTATTACAGCGGCGGTTGGAGGTCTTGCTCTAGCGCTGTATAACATGGAAAGGAACTGGGATAAGAAAATTGCAGATGAATACTCTGACTGGCAAAAAGAAATCGGATCAAATGTAGACGGAATAAAAGAAGCGTCAAATTCATTAAGAAACCTTTCGGAAACAACGCAAAGCCTTGTAACAGAAGCAGACACAAGCGCAGAGCAACTTCAAAAACTAGCATCTTCTTATTTTGAACTGGCTGATAAAACAAGCCTTACTGCTGGAGAACAAGTAATTTTAAAGCAGCGTGCTTCTGATCTTATAGATGCATGCCCTGCTTTGCAAGATATGATTGATGCTACTACCGGAAGATACACCGCGCAAAAAAACGAAATGGAGAAGCTTATAAACGCACAAGAAGAATACTATAGGGTTCTTGCCTATGAAGATGTTGTTAAAAATTATGGTTCGGCACTTGCGTCCGCAAATGTTGAGCTTGAAATTGCTAATAAAAATTACAGAGAAAATGCCGATAAATTGGAAAAGCTTAATGATATTGCAGCCAATATAGATCCATACATAGATTCAAATATTTGGTATGAAAAAAACAAGGAATCTTTAAGCGCTTACGGCATAGAGGCAGAAAATGGCGCGCAAGCGCAGCAAATGCTTATTGAACAAATAGGATTCTTAGAAAAAGAACAAACCAATTTAAAATCTGCTCAACAAGATCTTACAGAAGAGATGGAAAAAGCAAACTCTGACTATGAGATCGCAAACAGTCTTTTGGCGACACATACTCTTGAGTATCAAAATTTGTCATCAGCACTAGATTCTGTAGATTTTGGAGAAGTTGCAATAAACGCTTCAAAAGCAATAGATGATTTAGGTGGTGTTTTTGTAAATGGAAAACAAGTTGTCGGAGAAGAGGCAATACAACTTTATCAAACAATTATTGATGCATATGGAACAACCGATCAAGAAATGTACAATCTTGGGGAAAAGGGCGTCGTGCAATTTGGAATTGGAGGAAAAGCGGGAGCAACAGAAGCAGTTCCAACAATGACTACTGAACTCGAAAATCAAATAATATCTTGGTATAGAGATAGAGGATATCAAGTAGCGCTAGATGGCGGATCAGTAGTTGTCCTTGGTTTTAGAGATGGAGGCGTATCGCAAGCTCCATATGCGGTAAATCAGATAGCTGGTTCGATATCGGACAATGCAAAGTTAAAAGAAAAAATGATGTCTGATCTTGGAGACGGTTGGGCTAAAAATACATCAGATGGGTATAACAAGGGAATTGAAAACCAAAAGTCAACAACAGGTTCATACATGCTAGATTATATAAACAATGCCATAAAAGATCCATTTGAAACAAACATGGGAATCCATTCTCCGTCCACTGTTTTTTCTGGATATGGAAAACATACCGTAGAGGGATTTAATAACGGAATATCTGGAAATCAAAGCTCTACACAAGGAGTTATAAGCACTTGGGTTTCAAATATAAGCTCTTGGTTTACCAATATGATGCAGATCCATTCTCCATCAAAGTTGTTTGAAGGATTTGCTGGATTTACCGTGGCTGGATTTAATAATGGAATTTCGGACGGGTCTCAATCCACTTACGATGAAATAAAAAAATGGTCAGACGGTATAAGAAAAAGCTTTTCGGGAATACAAGAAGCGCCAGAAGTTGCATACCAGTTTACAAGAAATATAACCGATAATGTAAAATCTAATATGGCGGCATCAGTAGACTATAAATCAATTGGTTTAGAAAGTGACATAGGAAGAGAAATGAAAATCGCCATGTCTGGGGCTATAGATTACGAAAAGCTAGGAGAAGTCATCGCATATAGGCTTGAAAACGCAGATATTACCGCTGTTCTAGATTCTGATAGCGTATATAAAGGCACAGTAAAGAAATGGAGACAAGAAGCAACGAGAATGCAAAAAAATCCAGTCCCAATATTTTGATTGATGTTTTTCGCCACTTGTGGTATGTTTTTTATGGCATATCACAAGTGGGAGGAACTACATGAAAAAGTGTGGGATAATATTTTTATTGGCATTTACATTGATGCTAACGGCATGTAAAAGCGATTATGAAGAAGAGGGGAAAAAAACAACGGAAAAGGATGGAACAGTTGTAACAAAAAGTGAAAGAGGAATTGAAAAAGAAGTAAATAGCATACCGTATGATGGTATGAATTATAATGATAGCACTCTTGGCATAAAATCAGTAAAACTATGCCAAATGCAACATGACGATGGATATATGCCATATGTTATAGTGGAATTTGATATAAGCAAACTTTCGGAAGAAGATATTTATTGGCTATTTGAAAACGATGAAAAGGACTTTGATATTCATGTGTATATAGACAGTGAGAAAAATCGAATCGATTTTGAAAATATGAATACACTTTATCTTGGTAAAGATAGCAATGAAACAATGTGTATATTTACGCTTTATGACTATTACAAATTTGACATGTCAGACATGGCAGTGACGGTTTGCGTGAATTTAAAGCAAAAAGATAAGTATACTTATAAAAACAAAGAAACTGGAGAAATATCGCAATTAAATAAAGAAAATGTTTATGATTGGTCGATAAATAGTAGTTATTCTGATATATCGGTTGATGTAATTAACGGAATACCAGTTGAATACATTTCATACATTGAAGATTATTTGAGAAAATTATAGAATTACGACGAATAATAGAGAGGTAAAAAGAGAAGCATATATTTTCTAATGACAAATACCGCCACTTGTGGTAGAATCATTTTATTACAAGCGGCGGGAGGAAAAGATGGGGATATTTTTAAGAGAACCAAGTTATAATGGCGGAAACGGGAAATGGATTGTTTATGTGGCTATTATAGCACTCATTTTGGGTGTAATATATGGCGGGAATGATTTTGAGAAAAATAAAGAAAAACAATCGGATGAAAACAAAGTCATTGAGAGTGAAAAAGAAGAAGTTGGAACCGAAGAAGTTGAGACAAATGTTGTTACGTATGGTCATTCTTTTGAAGCGAACGGTTTCAAAATTACTATTAATGAAACAAGTTCTGATTTTAAATATTATGATAATGAATACGGATGGAATACTCCAGAAGAGGGAATGAAATACGTTATGGCTTCATTTACCTTTGAGAATACAGGGAATATAGATTCGTATGTCAGCATATATGATTTTGAATGTTACGCAGACAATGAATTGTGTGAACAGGTTTACAATTTAGATGACAGTGACTTTATTAATGTAAACTTATCCACCGGAAGAAAAGTATCGTTTAAGACATATTATTTAGTTCCAAAATCAGCCAAAACAATAGATTTGGAGTATGAAACAAACTTTTTGACAGATAAAAAAGAAGTGATAAAAATACAGTAGTGGAAATAGGGGGCGCAGTGATGCGCTTCTTTTTTTGAAAAATATTTCAAAATAGTATTGACTTTCTTTGCACGTACATATATTATTAAGGCATAAAGATTGCACGTGCAATCAAAAAGAGAGGAAGTGATTATGTGTCTCCATTAAAAAAAGGACAGAAACTTACTGATAATCCTAAAAATGTTAGGCTTGATTTGAGACTTACAAAAGCAGAAGCAGAGGATTTGCAATATTGTGCGGATAAGTTAAAAACAAGCAGAACGGATGTTATCAACATGGGGATTAGAAAAGTGAAAGAAGAAATCAACAAAAAATAAAGCGTTCCAACCCTAGACAAGTTAAACGCTTTATTCAACACAGCCACCAAAAGCGGTTGATACATGGATTATACCGCTTTTTGGAATGGTTGTCAAACAGCAAACGAAAGGAAGGTAAAATCTATGAGAAGCATTGAAGAAATTGTAAGAACGATACTTAATAGTGACGCGCTGATGGAGAAAGTGAATCATGTTGTGGAAATCGAGAGGATGAAGTATAACCGTGGTTGGAGTACCGAAACGGACATTGATAATTTTTCTCCGATTGGTTTTCGCAAAGTGGTAACATCAGCCATGAATTTGCTCGGACTGCAGAACGAATCCGGCGAGGTTGATATTGCCAGTGAAATTCTTAAGGACATTTTCAGAAATGAAATCATAAAAAAGGATGGAACTTATTTGCCGAGCCAAATTGAGCAGTACAGATCGTTGCTTTCTCGGCTCGCAATCGAATGTGATAACGAAAAATTGTTGCGCGGCGTTGTAATATTTATGGCAGATCTGAATGATGAGGACGTAATAGATCACGACGGTATTTACCGCCTTGTAAAGAAAGGCGGTGCAAGATGAAAGAACAGCTGATAACGGAGATCCAGAGCATACAGGACGAAAAATTTTTGCAGTTTATTTTGAACACAATTATTTCATTTAAGCAGAAATGGGGGATTTGCTGATGAACGATATTCAGATTTTTAACAATCCAGAATTTGGAGATATTAGAACAGTAGTCATTGACAATGAGCCGTGGTTTGTAGGAAAAGACGTAGCGGATATTCTGGGGTACCAAAACGGTAGTAGAGATATTAACCGTCATGTAGACGAAGAGGATAAGCGACTCACCAAAATGGTGAGTCAGGGTCAGAATAGGGATATAACCGTTATAAATGAAAGTGGTCTTTACTCACTCATCTTTGGTAGCAAACTGGAAAGTGCAAAGAAGTTCAAGAAATGGGTAACATCCGAAGTTCTCCCATCTATTCGCAAGACTGGTACATATATGATGCCTCAGACCACGGACGGGAAGATTGCATTGCTTGCACAGGGGCACACGGAACTGAAAGCAGAGGTTGACGAAATCAAGGCGGATTTGGAAAGCCTTAAGATGGACTTGCCGATACTTCCGGTGGAAGCCGACCGCATTACGGAAGCTGTCAGAAAGAAAGGCGTTTCAATCATGGGCGGCAAACAGTCAAGCGCATACAGCAACCGTGGATTGCGCCAAAAGGTTTACAACAATCTGTATGCCAATCTGAAATACAACTTTGGGGTTCGGTCTTACAAGAGCATCAAGCGTAGCCAGTGTGATAAGGCAGTGCAAGTGATAAATGCCTATCAGACGCCGTATTTTTTGCAGGAACAGATTGACGATGCCAATATGCAGCAGAGGTTGGAATTTGATTGACAGATTTTGGCATATGGTATAGAATACAAAATAATTAAAAATCACGCAGGTAAGACCTAAAGAATTTAGGACGTCCTGCAAGCCTATGAGGAATAGGTGCGGATTCGTGACCGCCAGAGATTGAAGAGATTCAGTCTTTGGCGGTCTTTTTATTTAATAAAAACCATCAAGGAGGAATGGTATATGTTAGTAGAAATTAAGACAGTAAAAAAAGAAGAGGTAACGGTAGTAACAAGTCTTGATGTGGCGGAAACATTTGGTAAGGAGCATAAGAATGTTCTTGCTGATATAAGAAATATTCAGAATGATATTAGTAGCGCTGAATTTTCAGCTCTATTCTATGAAGAGACTTATACAGCATCAAATGGGAAGAAAAATCCTATGTATTACATGAACAGAGACGGTTTTACACTTTTAGTCATGGGGTATACAGGAGAAAAAGCCATGCAGTTTAAACTGGCTTATATCAAGCAGTTTAATGCGATGGAGAAGGCTCTTATTGGTAAAATCAAAGAACGAGAAAAAGGTATTGCCGTTAGGCAGGCTTTAACAAAGGCAATTCAACAGTCTGGAGAAAATGACAGGATGCATGGACACGCATATTCTACTTATACAGATTTGGTTTACAAGGCAGTTTTGGGGAAATCTGCAAAACAGTTGAGAGATGAATACGGAATAGGGAAACAGGATAATTTAAGAGATTTTCTATCAGAAGAAGAACTTGCAAAAGTGAAATCCGTAGAGATGGTAGTGAGCGGTCTTGTGGATTGTGGCTGGGGATATGATGAAATAAAGTCGTTTATTACGAATAAAGAAAGAAAGCTAATTGCAGCATAAAACGAGGAAGTAATTCGCACGCCGGAGAAAATTGTGATTAAAGCGACCAATATCGAAGTAATCACAAAATAGATAAAGAAAAAGAAGTGGCATCTATCAAATTGGTGGTAGGTGCTATTTTTGTACCCATTTTTAGGAGAATAGCCATGAAAAAATATAAACCAATAGACTGGAGCAAGTGCCCGGAAAGTCGCACACCAATAGGAAATCCGAATAATTGCGTCGTGGCGGATATTCTGCCGGACGGAAAAACTGAAATCTTATTTTCAAGTGATGATAACGGTATTTATATTTGCAAAACTGAAAAGAAAACTTGATTGGAGGTGTTTGGCATGGCGTACAGCGGATGGCTGTTAAAGATTGGAAATTACACAGTGCCAATGTCTTTTATGAAACCGGAGACATATAGCTCATATGTGAATATGCAGGACTTAGATGATTATCCGGATGCCAACGGTTATCTACATAGAAATGCCGTGGAATTAAAGGCGTTAAAAGTTGAGTTTGAAACACGGGCTATGCTTACAAACACGGAATTTAATGCCATTATAAGTAAAATCCGTCAGCAGTTTACTAATGCAACCGGAAGAGCCTGCTATATCACGGCGTATATACCGGAGTATGACGATTATGTAACACAGTATGGTTACATGGCAGATTTTCAGCCTACGATATACGGAACGTATGGCGGTCAAATCCATTACAACTCTGTAAGACTTGCATTTATAGGGGGTGTATACGATGGTTGATTACCAATATTCAAGCCTGTTTTTAAAGGACAGCGTAGACAAACAGTTAAACATCGTATCTGATGATGGAAAAATTAATATCACAAACACCGAACTGCACCAAGAAAAATTTGAATTGACAGAAAGCTTGTGTTCGGAATCTGAATTAACATTCGGGGCATGTGAAGCCGGGATGATTAAATTCACGGTGTCCAATGTATTCTTGCCAATGAAAGGCAAGTGGTTGACTGCAAAGATGACTCTTGATGGTCACAAAGATAAACCATTCCAAATAGGAAGATACAAGGTTTATTCTGACACACCTACGGCAGATCGGACGTGCCGGGATGTGGTAGCTTACGATGCTTTGTATGATATTTTATCATCTGATGTTACTGATTGGTACAATCAGATACTTCCACAAAAAGATAGCAAGGTAACGCTCAAACAATTCAGAGATAGCTTTTTTAATCATTTTGGAGTGGAACAGGAAGAAGTATCTCTTGTAAATGATGAAATGATTATTGAAAAAACTGTAGAAGTGACAGCATCAAGTAGCGGAAGTTCAGGTACCGCAGAGACAAGCACGATAGGCGAAGCCATGAGCGGAAAAGAGGTTTTGTCTTGTATACTTGAAATTAACGGTTGTATGGGAAATATCGGGCGATATGGAAAGTTTCGCTATGTGTACTTAACACAAGAGATACAGGGGCTTTATCCGGCGAATGATCTTTACCCGGCGGATGATCTTTACCCTAGAAATCCAAAGAGCACCAGCATAAGTAAAAGCCAGTACATTTCAGCACAATATGAAGATTATATTGTCAGAACGATTGACAAACTGCAAATTCGTGAAAAAGAGAATGATATAGGAGTGATTGTAGGTGATGGCGGAAACACTTATGTGATCGAGGGAAATTTCCTTGTTTATGGGAAAGGGACAAAGGAATTAAACGAAATTGGAGAAAAAACGTTATCAAAGATAAAAGGAATTATATACAGACCATTTAGTGCTGACTGCAAAGGAAATCCATGCCTTGAGGTCGGAGATGCGGTACGGTTGACTACAAAATATGAACTGATCGAGACTTACATCCTAAAGCGCACGCTGAAAGGCATACAGGCTTTGCGTGATGATCTGGAAGCGGACGGGGAAGAGTACCGGACAAGTAAGGTCAACGGAATACAGCGGAGCATATTGCAACTGAAAGGAAAAAGCAACACGCTGGAACGGTCAATTGAGGAAACAAAGTCGACAATCGTTGATGTGGAAAAGGGCTTGCAGTCCCAGATCACACAGACAGCCACAGAAATCCGTTCAGAAGTAAAGAATACCACTGACGGGTTATCATCACGGATTACCCAGAATTCAGAAAGCATTACTGCAGAGGTAAACCGGGCAACAAATGCAGAGGGAACATTATCATCAAAGATAACCCAGACAGCAGAAAGCATTACTGCAGAGGTAAACCGGGCAACAGAAAAAGAGGGACAGCTTGCGGCGGCAATACAAATTAATGCAGAAGGGATCACAAGCAAAGTTTCCCGAGACAGTGTCGTTTCGGAAATTAACCAGTCAGCAGAGGGACTAAAGATTAGAGCTGATTTGTTGGAACTCAGGGGATCTGTGGAGATGACCGGCGGGTATGTGCACATTGACGCGACAGAGAGTACGGACAACTTGGTTGAATTGAAACGGGAAGGCACTCTTGTGCAGATGGGAACAGATGGATTGAAGTCAGTAGCAGATACGAGGGAACTCACAGCCAGCTATTCGGCAGTATCAGTGCGTGATACATCAGCCAATACGATTGCACAGATGTTGTCGACCGGAAAAGGAATCTCATCCTACGGGTGGGAATCTTATTCGGACAAGCGACTAAAACACGGTATAGAATCTCTTGATCGGGAAAAGAGCGCAGCGCTTATACAGTCTCTGCGTCCGTGCCGATTTATTTATAACTATGACGCCGCGGGACATTACCGGCATGGTCTGATTGCACAGGAAGTGCTGGCGGCGATTGGAGATGAAGACTGGGCGATTTGCTCCGAGAATCCAGACCCGAACGGCAATGCCTATTATTCACTTGACAAAACAGAGTTGATTGCTGATCTGATAGCTACGGTACAGTTACAGCAAGAGGAAATAGAAGAATTAAAAAGGAAAGTAGGATAAGAAAATGGTCAACGCAAAAATCCGTGAGTTTGAAAATAACATTATCAATTTTATAAATGCAAGCAGTGATGTTCCTATTGAAGTAAAACATCTGGTGCTTAAGGATATTTTGCACCAGGTAGAAGCGGAAGCAAACCGGCACGTTATCGCCGAGCGGGAGCAGATGCAGGAAAATCTTAAAAAGGAGAGCGAGGATCATGAATAAAGCATATAAACGTATCAACTGGGAGAATTACCCGAGCGATGCTACGCCTTTGAATGAAGCGAATCTCAACAATTTGGACAGTGCCACAGATACCATTGACGACCGTGTGATTACGCTTGACACAACCAAGGCAACAAAAACAGAGGTTGCTACACTTGTATCAAATGTGACATTTGAGGAATCTACCGGAATTATTACCATTACGAAGAAAAATGGCTCTAGGGTTACCATTGACACACAGATGGAGAAAATTGCTGTCAACTTTACTTATAACCCGACTACACAGCAGATTATACTGACTCTGATCGATGGCACGAAGCAGTACATAGATTTATCGGCGCTGATTACGCAGTATGAATTTTTAGACACGGATACAGTAGCATTTATCATCGATACAGACGGCAAGGTGTCAGCTATCGTAAAAGAGGGAAGCATCAAAGAAGAACATCTGGAACCAAACTATCTGGCAAAGGTCAAAGTAGAGGTTGCAAAGGCGCAGACAAGCGCAAGCAATGCGGCAACATCCGAGGATAATGCAAGAAGTGCGGCAACAGAGGCGCAGGATAGTGCGACAGCGGCGGCAACATCCAAAAGCAATGCACAGACAAGTGCGGCGGCAGCGGCACAATCAGAATCTAATGCAAAGGCATCTGAGAATGTGGCAAAATCAAGCAGAGATGCAGCTGTTGAATCAGCACAGACCGCGACAGAAAAGGCAACATCCGCCAGTGAATCAGCAATTACAGCTAGTGAGAAAGCCGATATTGCCACACGGAAAGCAACAGAAATTATCGGAAAAGCTGAATCGGCGGCAGCAAGTGCAACCAAGGCAGAAAGCTATGCTGTTGGCGGCACAGGGAGCAGAGATGGAGAGGACTCTGACAATGCCAAGTATTATTACCAGCAGGCAAAGGATGTGTCAGAGGGGCTAAAAGGCGGATTGCAGCCGCATGGCACATGTACTTTTGCAGATCTTCCGGCGCTTGCGGATGTCAATGCAGGATGGATGTTTAATATTTCAGACGAATTTACGACCACAGATGATTTTAAAGAGGGATCCGGGAATGTAATTCCTGCCGGCGCAAATATCTACAAAACATCAGACGGCAAGTGGGATGTTCTGGCGGGTACTCCGGTGACGGGGGTCAAGGGCGCAAAGGAGGCAGCCTACCGCCGTGGAAACGTAAGTCTGTCGGCGGCGGATGTTGGGGCAGTAGCCGAGGAGGGGGATGCTTCGGACACGACGGTGGCTTTTTCGGCGGCGGCGGAGCGCGCCAACATAACCACTGGCGAGAAGTTGTCTGCGCTATTTAGTAAGATTGCAAAGTGGCTGTCTGATCTTAAGCCAGTGGCTTTTTCAGGTAGCTATGATGATTTAAGCAATAAACCCACAATACCGGCGAATACATGGCGACCGGTGCAGGATAATCTTACATCTACAAGCAGTACAGATTGTTTATCTGCACGGATGGGAAAATATTTATCCGAAAATAAAGCCAATGCCGTGCATTATCATGATGATAGATATTACACGAAAACGGAGACGGATACAAGAATGGCAAAGGCTATGCGGTATGTGGGGTTGTATGAACAGGAGATCGTATTGGCCGCGGGCGGAGAATTTTACCAGGCAATCCCGAGCGAGTATCAGAATGGCGGATATATTTATATAATAAATTGCTCGGGTAACTCGTTAAACTTTACCGGCAACATGGAGGGGTACAATATGGCTGTGAAGAATAGAGGGGCAGCTACGTTGGCGACTCGTGTGCAAGTACATTTCTTTAGTATTGGAGTCTAAACATGTTTGGCACAAACCTGCATAAGCAGTGTTTTATACTTATTCAAAACCCAGACGTTTTTATTGACCCAAAGTGACAAATCAGACGATTTCTGTCGAAACTTGCGATCGAAATGATTTGAATAATGCTGGCAAAATTTGTAAAATAAAATTGTCCGATAAGGGCACTTCAAGTTCTGGAGAGAGGGCGATGTTTGGCGATTCATTGCCCTCTCAAATGTTACTGGCAAATAATGGTAATTTTTTTGTGTGGGGTTGACTGCAAAGAACATACGTTCTATAATGACATTAACATTATCGGTTGCAGAGATTGGAGGAGAATAAGATGGGGGAAAATGAGTGCAATGAGGAAACAGCGTTTTACAAGGAAAAAATAACTGAAATGGTCGTTAAGTGCGACAACGAGCGATTTTTGAAATTTTTATATAACACAATACTTTCATTCAAAAAAAAGTGGGGCATTTAGTGCCCCTCTTTTTCATGCCAATAGGTTATATTGTCAAATATAGTCTGTCTATGTTCTTTGCTAAGTTTCATTAGCATTTTTAAGTTATCCAGCAATTCACTATCTGACATAAGGTCTGGAAGAATATCTGGTGCGTTTTCTAAATTATCTTCCCAACCCATTAAATAAGATGGAGAAACTTCAAGAACTTTCCCAATAATTTCTATTTTATCACTTGGAATATTAGTAATAATGTTGTTTTCATATTTATATAGTGTTTGCTTTGAAACTTTTATTTTCTCTGCAAGCTCTACTTGTGAAATACCTAAAAGCTCTCTCTGCTTTTTTATCCTATCTCCGATTGTCATTTGAGTTTTCCTCCTTTCCTATTGGTAACTTTATTATAACACAAAAAAGTTACTCGTCAAGAAAAAAATAACTTGACAAGTTACCAAAATGGAATATAATAAAAGTAACTTCAAAAGTTACGAAGTTAGAAAGGAGTAGTCAGATGGTTGATACAAACAAACTTCGCGGCGTTATTGCTGAAAATGGCAAAACACAGGCTGATGTTGCGGAAATGATTGGAGTTACGCCAAAAACATTTTATATGAGAATGAGTAAGGGCGTTTTTGGAAGCGACGAAATTCAGGTTATGATTGATAACCTTCACATCCAAAATCCAATGGATATTTTTTTTGCAAAGAAAGTAACTTAAAAAGTTACTAGAAAGGAGATGTAAAAACATTGGAAAAATCAAGATATTCTGTTTTGGATTCATCTGGAAAAGCAACGATTGTTGAGCGTAAAGACGGAAGATATATTGACATTGAAGAAATGGCGCAGCATGTCGCATTTAATGTTTTGGACGATTACAGCAAAATTCTTAATGGCGAAAAGAAAATTGATGAGACAAACATTATATTGTCTATCAATGTTCTCAACGCCGTTGCTCCGTTAGCAAAATATTTTAGAACGGGCTGTGCCTACGGAAAGGATTAGTAGATGCAGATACTTTTGCTAAAGTTGGTTCTTCTTCCGAAATTTCTTCATTGATTTCTTCGCAGTATTGGTCGTACTTGATTTTGAAATCATTGAAAGAACCGTTATATCCACAGATTTTAGCAATAGCGTAGGCAGATACATATTCATCGTTCAAAATTACACCTCCCTTATTTGATGATAAGGGAATTATAACATAGAAAGGAGAAGAATGTTGCATAGCATTGAAGAATTAAAAGATACCCTCTACCAGCAAATCGAAACGCTGGCAGAGGAAAGTAAGAAAACATCAGATACGGAAACAAAAATTCGCATTGCAGGCGAAATCGACCGTATCGCTGAAACGATTATTGGGATTGATGCCGATTGAGTATTGATTCGATGCTAGATATGTTTCTTTCGATAGATTTTAGCTCTGAAAGATTTTTAATGCTTTTTAAATTACTTAATTTATGAACAGCACAACAATCAGAACTGGAAACATACCAAGCACAATCGCGGATGCAATTTCTAAAATCGTTAAGTGGACATTTGTTAATGGTTACCACCTCCTTATGGAGGATTATAACACGGAAAGGAGTTGGATGGAATGGACGAGTTAGTGAAAGTCAATTTTGATACACAGACAGTATCGGCAAGAGAACTGCACGAGCAGCTACATATTAAAACCGCATTCAAAGATTGGTTCCCGAGAATGTGTGAATATGGCTTTGAAGAGGGTAAAGACTTTTGCTCAAAATTGAGCGAAACCTCCGAAAAGGGCGGTAGACCATCAAAGGATGCTGATATTTCTGTAGACATGGCAAAGCAGATTTGCATGATACAGAGAACACCAGAGGGTAAAGCAGTCCGCCAGTACCTTATCGACTTGGAAAAGGCGTGGAACACACCGGAGCAGGTATTTGCCAGAGCGTTAAAGATGGCTGACGAGAAAATCAACAGCCTTAAGGAAAACAACACAAGGCTGATCGCTGAAAATCAGCGCATGAAACCGAAAGAAATCTTTGCCGATGCAGTGGCAACAAGTCACACATCAATTCTTATCGGAGACTTGGCAAAGCTGATCTGCCAGAACGGCTATCAGATAGGACAGAAGCGGTTGTTTGAGTGGTTGCGTGAGAATAACTTCCTTATTAAAAACGGTTCGTCAAAGAATATGCCGCAGCAGAGATATGTTGAACAGGGGTTATTCGAGGTAAAGGAAAGCAACGTGCAGAATCCGGATGGATCAGTAAGAATTACTCGGACAACCAAGGTAACAGGAAAAGGTCAGATATACTTCGTCAACAAATTCTTGAACAGAGGTTATTTTTATGAAAAATAGAACGGAAAACTGGTAGCTTCCAATAACTCATATGGAATTGGAAAGATTAACAGGAGGAATTCATGGATAAACAAACGAATATTGCTTTAAGAAAAACATTAGATCAGATCGGCGCAAGCCATTCGCTCAAAGGATACACATACACAATTAGAGCGATAGAGAAATGTCTGGACGACAGGGATGCGCTTAGATGTGTTATGAAGGAAATTTATGCAAAAATCGCAGAAGAGAACGGAACTACCGCATCCAAAGTAGAAAGAAACATCCGGAACTTAATAGAGGTCACATGGATAAATGGCAATGTGAATGCGATCAATGAGATTTTTGGTTATACGGTTTCGCCGAAAAAGGGGAAGCCAACCAATTCAGAATTTATTGCGGTAATAACAGATTTTGTGTCCTTGCACGGACAGGAAATTGAAAGTGATTCTTATAAGTGGCGGGAGTGAAGTGCGGATGAAGAAGTTGGCAAGGGTGATTGAATTTGTAGGCGCGGCGATCTTTTTTCTTTGTATGTGTGCGGATGCAACGGAAAATCCTATTGTAGCGGTACCGACCATAATCAGCTTACTCTTATTGTATGCCGGATCAAGAATTGAAGGAGGATGGCAGGATGCGGAAGAGATTGTCGAAGATCATGATTATTATGTTGATGGTGATGACACTGACGATGGTATTACCTACATTACATACGACAGCAACGGAACCGAGCGATACATGGATTTCAAATGAGTATCTTCCTTATATAAAGGGGATTTCAAACGAATATCATATTTGCCCGGAAATGGTAATGGCGATTATCGAGCATGAAAGCAGTGGACAAGCCGATGTGGAGAATGGTGGATGCAAAGGTCTCATGCAAATTTATGAAAAATATCACAGAGACCGGATGGAACGTCTTGGAGTAGAAGATCTCTATGATCCGTATGGGAATATTCTCGTTGGATGCGATTATTTGGCGGAGTTGTTTGAAAAATATGAGGGAGACATGAGCACAGTCCTTATGATCTATAGCGGAAAATCAGATGCGTTGACCAGAACATACGAGAATCGCACAGAATATGCCAAAAGCATAATGAACAGGACGGTTGAACTTGAAAGACTTCATGAAGAAACGGAATCAGACTTTGGAGAGGGTCTATAAACACTACTACATTATAATACGAGGAGAATTTCAAATATGAATAAAGAAACAATGGAAAACAACAAAGTGGAACTGGAAGGCGTGATTATTTCAGAGCCGAAGTTTATGTATGAATCATACGGAGAGAAATTTTACAAAATGTCTCTTGGAGTAAAAAGAAAGAGTGGCGCCGTAGACGAGATCCCATTAACCATTTCAGAAAGACTGTTTGACATGGAGGACAGATATTCAGGAATGGCGGTAAGGGTTTCTGGAAGTTATCGATCATTCAACAAACAGGAAGGTACCAGACGCCGGTTGATCTTATCCGTGTTTGTTTGTGACATCGAGGCGATTGACTCAAAAGATGCGAATATTGACAAGAATTGCATTACGATCAATGGATATGTTTGCAAAGAGCCGAATTACAGAGAGACACTACTTGGCCGCGAGATCACAGACATGCTGATTGCAGTAAACAGAGATTATGGGAAATCTGATTACATTCCGTGCATTTCCTGGGGAAGAAATGCAAGATTTACAGGCGGATTTAAAATCGGGACCCGTGTTAAGTTGATTGGCAGAATCCAGAGCCGAGAATACGACAAGAAGATTTCTGACACGGAGTTTGAGAAGAAAGTGGCTTATGAGGTTTCCGTAAGCAAATGTGATGTGATTGAGGAGGGGAAAAATGAAAATAACAATTAAGAGTATTCACATCGAGAATTTCAAGGGAATCAAGATGCTTGACGTGACTTTCTCGGGCAAAACGAAGATCAGCGGACAGAACGCCGTAGGAAAGACAACGATCTTTGATGCGTTTACATGGCTGCTTTTCAACAAGAACAGTTCTGGAGAGGAAAAGTTTAATGTACGACCACTGAACGAAGGAATACGAGTTGATAATGTGGAGATCAAGGTGTCTGCCATTCTGGATGTAGATGGAAAGGAAGTTGAACTTTCCAAGACACAGAAACAGAACTGGGTTAAGAAGCGTGGAACCGATACGGCAGTATTGCAGGGGAATGTTAATTCGTTTGAGATTGACGGCTATCCGAAGAGTGAAGCGGATTTCAAGGCATATGTTTCGGAATTGGCACAGAGCGAGGAAATGTTCAAAATGCTGACTAATCCGCAGTATTTCTCTTCCTTGAAATGGAAAGACCAGAGAGATATTCTTATGAAACTTGTTTCAGAGGTTTCAGATGTAGAGTTGGCACAGACGGACGCGAAGTATGCGCCATTGCTTTCGGAATTAGAGAAAGCACCGTCTACGGATGATATTAGAGCAAAATTTTCCAAAGCATTGAACGAGTGGAAGAAGAAGCAGGCAGAGATTCCAGTCCGAATTGACGAAGCCATGAAATCCAAGGTTGACATCGATGTTGCAGAACAGGAACTTGCGAAAACAGACTTGGAAACCAAAATTGCAGATATTGATGCGAAGATCAAAGATTCTGACGGAGTAATGATGGAGTTAGGACGTGAAGAAATGCAGCTGCAGTTTGATATGTCTGGAATTATGCAGACTATGAATCGCGATCTGACAAACAGGAGAAGCGAGATCGAAGCAAAATTACGCGATTTGCAAAACGAGATGAAGCGATTTGCAGATACTATTGCTTTGAAAGAGAGACGGGTTTCAGAAAACGAGACGGTTATTTCCAATGCTGATTCAGAGAGAAAAAGGCTTGGAGAGGAGTACAACGCAGAAACAGCAAAGGCTTTTGATGAATTCCCATATCTGTTTGATGAATCCGAGTGGGTATTTGATGAAAACAGCACCGTTTGCTCATTGTGTGGTCAGAAGTTGCCGGAAGATAAAATCGAGCAGTTAAAGGCTGATTTTGAAAGCAGAAAGCGAAAAGCCAAGGCGGATGCAGAAGAAAAGTTAAAATCAGAAAAGATCAGATTTGACACAGAAAAGAGAACAGCACTGAACAGATTGGTTGCTATCGGCACAGAGAGAAAAAATCTTATCACAAAATTAAGGGATGAAAATGCCAAAGCAAAGGAAGAAATAAAGTTTTTAAAGGAACAGGAGCAGGAAGATATTGCAAAAAAAGAAAAGCTCTGCCAGCAGTTATCATCGATTCCGGAAATTGCCGATTATTCGCAGAATGAAGAGTATGTGAAGATGAAAGCAAGGCATGACGAAGTTCTGGAAGAAATTGAAAAGATGAACGCCAATGGAGAGGATGCAGCAGTTGAATCCTTAAAATCTGAAAAAGAAGAGTTGCAGGAACGTCTTTATGATGTAAACAAAATCATTGCAAAGGCATCTATGAATGTTGAGATTGACGAGCGTATTTCCGAGTTGCAGACAGAGCAGAAAGAGATCGGGCAGAAAGTTGCCGATCAGGAATACATTCTTTACCTGTTGGAAGAGTTTATTCGTTTCAAACTCAACAAGGTTTCTGAATCAATCAACAGTCACTTCAAGACCGTAAAGTTCAAGCTTTTCGATATGCAGTTAAACGGAGGTATGAAAGATTGCTGCGAGTGTACCGTGGGTGGTGTCCCATATTCATCTTTGAACAGCGGACATAAAATTGTAGCCGGGCTTGACATTATCCGTTCTCTTAGCGAGTTATACGGCGTAAGCGTGCCTATTTTTGTTGATAACGCAGAATCGCTGAATGAGTTCAATGTGCCGGATATGGATGCGCAGTTAATTCTTTTGAGCGTTTCAGAGGACAAGCAGTTGAAAGTGGAGGGTGTTTAAATGGGAGAAGTTATCAAATCTTACAAAGGATTTAACAAAAATATGACTTGTCGTGGCTTTCAGTACGAAGAAGGAAAAGAGTATGAGGAAGAAATCGTAGAAGTTTGCGATCATGGATTTCACGTTTGCGAGTATCCGCTTGATTGCTTGAATTATTATTATCCAAATGAAAGCGTATACCACGAGGTAGAGCAGAGCGGAGAAATCCAGAAACATAATGATGATACTAAGGTAGCATCTACAAAAATTAAGATCGGAGCAGAAATTAGCATTGCGGGTCTTGTTAAAGCTGCAATCGAATATACAGTAAAACGTGTAAAAAAGGACGCTGAAAGCGATGAAAAGCATGGAGCATCCTCGGCAACCGGATACAAGGGAGCATCCTCGGCAACCGGAGACTATGGAGCATCCTCGGCAACCGGCACCTGTGGAGCATCCTCGGCAACCGGATACTGTGGAGCATCCTCGGCAGAAGACAAGGATGCATTAGCTGTTGCTTGGGGCTACAAATCAAAAGCAAAGGGCGTTATTGGCTCGTTTCTTGTTTTTGCAGACTGGGAATACACTGGCTCAAAAGATAATCCGGAATATGACAGAAATAACCAGAGTGCGTGGGTTCTTAACGGCGCAAAGATGGTGCAGGTTGATGGGGAGATTATCAAGCCGGATACTTGGTATACGATTGAAAATGGAGAGATTGCGGAGGTATCAGAATGAATTACATAAAAGCAAAATATCCAAACCAGAGCCGGTCATATATATTTGCTACATCAGACGATGTAAAAGCCGGAGACATGGTTTTAAATGCCAAAGGCGCAAAGCTGAAAGTTACGGATGAAACCGTGGATATGAAGTGGGTGGCAACCTACGGTGCTGATAAGATGGCGGTTGTGAAGAAATATGAAGAACCTGAGAAACGGTATATTGTCGAGCGTGAGTTTGAACATGCAGGATACAAATGTGTTGTCATATTTGGAAATGTCGGGCACAGATGCGGTTATGTCGGTATTCCAAAGAATCATCCGTTATACGGAAAAGATTACGGCGATCACCTTGAAATCAAGAAATCTGATGTTGTAGACAGAGCGGTAAGTGGAATTTTCCCTTTGCTCGGTGCTTGTCTTGACGAGGACGAGAGAATCTGCATTGAAGCGTATTTTCAGTGTCATGGCGGAATTACTTACGCAGGAGGCGGGGATCATTCCGATTATCCGATTGAAAGTGATTTATGGTGGTTTGGATTTGACTGTGCGCACTATGGAGATGCGGATGATTTGGACCGTGCAATAGATCTGTTTCCAAGTAGAAAGGACATGTATTTGTTAAAGAAAAGGGTAACGAGTAGATATCCGATTGATGAGGCTGTCATTCGCACGGAGGAATATGTCACGGATGAATGCAAGAAGTTAGCGGAACAGTTAAAAGAATTTGAAGAAAGTGAGGAATAGTTATGGTTGTTAAAACAAAAACATTTTGGGACGGAAAGAAATTGCACAAGGTAGATCTTAAAAAAGATCGCTACGAATATACCGTTTTGATTGATGGATAGGTGTACAAAAAGACATCGAATGAACTGTATGCAGTTCAGGCATTTAATTCAATTTAAGGAAAGGTCGGTTAATTATGGCACAGAACAATAATTTAGAGGTGCAGAAAGTCAACACTGCGGTAAGTCAGTGGACTAATTCAATCACAAACCTTGTTACAAAGGATTTTGAGTTATGCGGCGTTCCGTATGATGATTATTCAAAGCAATGCGCTATGTCAGCTATGACAAGCATCTATCAGCTTGTTAAGGATAGCGATAAAATCAAGGACTTAAACGGACTTGATACATCAAATCTGCGTGAGGTTGTCGGTCAGTGCGCAAGTCTTAAGCTTAATGCGAATGCAGTGCCGAGAGAGTGCTATTTTCAGTTGCGCACAAAGAAATCCGGAGAAAACTATGTACAGGTCGTAGAAATGGGAATCGAGGGAGACGGCAACGATGCATTGCTTCGTAACTATGGGGAGAATGTAGATACCGTATATCCTTGCTGGCTTGTCAAAGAGGGGGATGAGTTTTCGTATCCAAAGCATAAGGGAATCGAAATGACACCGCCGGAATGGGAAGAGAAAGGACTTTCTCAGAGAGTTGTCCGTGTTGTTTATCCTCTGAAATTAAAGGACGGCACATTTCAGTATCTGATTGCAGAGAGAGACGGTGTAAAAGTTAATCTGTTTGCTCATGTGCGCAACAATCTGATGAATGAGACTTTCGGAATTTGCCAGAATCGTTACAAGGCATCTGCGGAGCAGTTAAGCAAAATCAAGTCAAAGAAAGAAGAAATTTTCGATGCTTTGATAAAATGTGCAACAGTTGATGAAATGCTTGAATGTGAGGTTGCAAAGCCGTATATCAGCGCGGCATGGCTTGATACGCCGGAATCTATGATTGTTCGTAAGATGCGAAACAATGCAATCAAGAAATATCGCAAGGACTTTAACAGTATGGCAAAGCAGTCATTCAATCAGCTTGATGAAACCTATGTTCAGACACAGGAAGAAATCGAAGAAAATGCCAATTCCGAGGAGTTCCAGGCTGAACCGGAAGTCGCGGAGACCGTGGAAGAGCCTAAAATGGCAGAGCCGGAAAAGGTAACCGGAGAAGTCGTTGAGAATGACGAGAATGTGCCGGAGTTTATGAAAGATTAGGAGGATATGGATCATGATTTTTGTAAAGTTAGCAATTCTGTTGTGGATAACATTTTTGATTGTGAGATTTTTTGTCAGGGCGAATGTCACGTTAGAAGAAAAGGTTGTGGCTGCCATTGGCAAGAAAATTAAAATGACATTTGGAAGATGGGTGCTTGTCATTGTATTTCTGCTTGCCCTCACCGATTCATTCGCGGCCTTGGTGTGGTTTCTGTTTTTCAGATAGGAGGTTGCCATGAGAGTTATATCACAGGACGGCACGATTGATTTGCCGTATGAACAGGTAATAATTACAAGACATGATAAAAGCATTTACTTAATGGAACATCTTACTGAGGACGTTGAAATTGCTAAATATTCCACGGAAGAAAAAGCAGACGAAGCCATGGAAGAATTAAGAGTGGCTTATATTTGCCATAATCTTGTAAAGATGGGGCAGACACCGCCAGATGGAATTGGCGAAAAACTTACTATGGGTTTGAGAGGAGTATTTGAGCTTCCGTCGGATGAAGAATTGGAGTAGCAT